TGGTTTTTCTGGGTCAGTTACGTCATTGTGAATTGTATTATAATGTTCTAAATTCATTACTGCGATGACATGACATGACGATTCTTCGCTTACATGAAACCATATGTCTTCTGGATGAGACTCTTCTATGATTTCAATATTATTTTTTGCATTTCTGCCTATTTTATAAAGAATTGATTCTCCTATACTTGGAATAAATCGCATTACGGTTCGCATTTGATCTGGTTTTGCTGGTTTTATATTCATGATAGATGATTTTTTTATAATTGTATATATGTATAAAAAAATCAATTTTTATTTTTATTTTTATTAATTTTTTTTTCAAATTTTTTTCCTTCTTCACCACACATATAATCAAATTTTCTCGCAGTTGAACAAAAATGATTTTTAATTCTTTTTGGTTTATTTAGTCGAGTTTCAAAAAAATAATCATGCTCAATATATTTGAATTTGCGACATTTTGAAAATTCTGAAAGCATTAGAATATTTTCCTTAATACAAAATTTACAATTATCACATAATTTTGGTTCCAAAATGTCTATATATGTAAAAGCATTTGATAAAATGATTGAAGAAAAAATAAGTAAAAATATTCTCATTCTTTTTACTTATTTACATACATATTTTTATTTTTTTGTAATAATAAAAAATAATATTTATATATTGTATATATGGCAAGATTAACAGAAATTGACTATAAAACTAAAATTAATTATCAACATGAAATACAGAGACTACAAGGAGAAATCGCTGAAGTAAAAGAAAAGTTAAAAAGAACATGGTTAAATTTTATTGAACATATTAGTAATTATGTTTTAAATTACAAAAAATACGAAGAAAAACAGCAAGAAATTACTGACTTAAATTTTGAATTATTCCTTAAACAGCAAAGGTTAGCTGAAGCTGAAATATGCCATGATATTTTTCAGTTTAATGAAAATAATAGCAATCAAATTCTAAATCCTTTATATGAATGGGAAAATAGTAATAGTAATAGTAATATGCCTTATGATATAAAGAACCAAATTACAAATTATACAACAAAATACGAAACATATCCTTTTTTCCTTAATTTTTTAATATACACAACAGGAATAACTAAGATTGACCCTGATCGTCGTCGTGGTGGTAATAAAAAAACAAATAGCAAAAAATATAGAAAATATCGTAGAAAATCTCATAAAAAATCTCACAGAAAATATAATAAATAATAAACTTTTCTACAATTGATTGTAACATATAATGTATCTTACAATCAATCTATAACATACTCACATTATCATGAAAAATTAAAATAAACCAAAAAAAGATTTTTTCTCAGAAACTGGTTCTGTCTTTTTGGTCTTCTTTGATTTTCTTTTTTTTGTAGTGGTTTTCTTTGCTTTGGGTTTGGTTGCTTTGGTTTTGGTTGCACCTACTGAAACAACTGCTACCCATTTATGAACACCATTTGCGTCTGGTTTTGATTTAAACATTTTTCCATTATTTCCCTTCTTTGTCTTCCCTTTGCATTTGTTGGCAGGGAATGGAGGTGAAGGTCTAGTTTTATATTTTTTGGTATTATCTTTAACGCACTTGGTTTTATTTGCCATTTTTATATATATTATAACAATATAAAAATCTAATAGTATAGGTTTTTATTTTGTATTTCTTAATTTTCAATTTTGGTTGATGAAAAAGTTGATTTAACCGTGATGACAACTAAATGTTTAGTTACCCATAATCCTAAAATGATCCACATATTAGTAATACTGTTTCCTCCATTGTATATAATCCACCTAAATGCATGACAATGTGGGAGGGGAACTAACATTGGGGATGTTATAAATCCTACAAATGAAGCAGGGGTACAATAATAAACATATAAATGGCTACATATATAATGCAGTAAAACCCATATTATATATATTCCAAATGCATTGGATAGATGATGTAAAATTCTTACTATCGTGTAATCTTTCATTTCCATAGTGTTGTGTTATCTTGTTGTTGTTGTCTTATGTTGTTGTTGTTGGTTTCTCTTAGTGTTGCATAAAAAAATCAATTTTTATTTTTTATCTGGTATGATTTAGTCACCACTACAGAATATTCTCATATTTTTTTATAAATTCCTCTTGTAGGTTCGCAGGAATACAATTAAAATCGACCAACAAACGGTTCAATTCATATTTTTTAAACGCATCCTCTTTTTTTAGTTTAGTATTAAAATATTCCGGTTCATCATAACATTTTAATGCCGTTTTAGGACCACATTTCTTAAAAACAGATGATATATTATCACTCGTATCACCCATTACTATTTTACAAAATAAATCTTTTTTTGGATCGCCTAAACAACTCTTCTCTTCTGCAATATTTTTATACGACATGTTGTAAATTTTTACTCTAGGCTCCAGTAGTTGAAGATAATCTTTGTCACTTGTTATTATGTATATTTTACAATTCTCGTGTTTTTTTAGCAAATGTTTTACTGATAACGCTATACAATCATCCGCTTCCAATTGTGGATATTCTATTATTCTTTGAGCACCTCCTTTCATGAAAAGTTCTTCATCGTATGTTATTTTGAAAAATTTGCCAATTGCATCCCCGTCTTTGTTGCTACGTGTTGATTTGTACGCATCAATATGTTGATTTCTCCATATATTTGCTCTCTTACAATCCCTCCCAACATATATAATTGGTTTGGTTAATGGTGACTGCATTTTCTTTTTCGATTTAACATCCATATTGGATTCTAATAAATGTATCTTATTTGGTATTTCTTCTACTTTTTCTATAAAGGTTTTTTTGTATTTTTCAATGAAATCGTCGGTTATCTCAAATGGTGCGGGTACTGGTGCTTGTGCTGGTGTTGGATTAGGCAATTCACCATAAACAGTTGGACCAGGATTTACCAATTTCCACCAGTTCATCACGGAATAAAATCGATAAAATATAAAATAGCTACCATCGATAAATATATAGGTTGGCACCTGGGTTTCTGTATATATATTGACGTTATTATTCATTTTATTTTTGTTGCTTGTTGCTTGTTGCTTGTTGTTTATGATACATGGTATTTTATATATAATAGGTTCAATTTTATTATAAATAATATAAGAAATATTATTAGTAATATGGAGAAACTCTCTAGTATAATTCAAAAAAGTGCATTAGAAACCTATGATTTAGTAGAAAAAAATAAAAAACTTATTATGGGATTTATTATTTTGTTTCTGCCAAAAGAAACACGTGATTTTATTTTAAACAAAGATTTTGAATTTGATACATATTATTCGAAATCAGAACTAGAAGCTATGACTATGGATATGGATATGGATATGGATATTGAAAACCAAACAAACCAATCAAAAAAAAAACGTAAAAATAAAAATATTAAACAGAAAAAACACAACAAACAGAACAAACAGAACAAATATGAAGTTGGTTTATTAAACTCTATCAATAAACCAAAAGTGCATTTTTTATTGCAGTATATACCAGAACAACTGCTTAATTTTATCCTATTTTTTTCTACTAAATCATTACACAGTGTTCTTTTTTACAGTTTTATTATTATTTTTATATTTGTAACAAATATAAATCATTTGTTGATTACTTTACTTTTATTGATTATAAATACAATTACTATTATTGTATTTTCAAATTGTCCAATACATATAATAGAAAAAAAATATAGAAATAAACTAACTGATAATCAACATTTTTTATGTAATATTATCAAAAAAAATTATGATGATAATAATGATATTAATTATGAAAATACTATTGAAAAATTAATATTAGCAGTTTTTGCAATTTTTATTAAGATAAATTTAATTATTTTATATAAGGTTTTTCAAAGTATATTCTTATTTACATTATCAACCCTTAACTCTTAACTCTTAAAAATACTACTATACATCTCGATTGCCTTTTCTTTTTGGATAGAATAATCCACGATAGGAGCTGGATAGTGTATTTTGCTTTTGTATTCCGTGTGATATTTATCCCAATTATGAATTTCTTTCGCCTGAATGTCTTTGAGCTCTGGTACCCATGTTTTTATGTAAATAGCATCTTCATCCACTTCTTCTGATTGATGAAATGGATTAAATATACGAAAATAAGGTTGACTATCTGCTCCCGTACTAGCAATCCATTGCCAATTTCCATTATTCGACGCTGGGTCGTAATCCACTAATTTTTGTGCAAAGTATTGCTCTCCTTCTCTCCAATTAATCAATAAGGTCTTTGTTAAAAAACTCGCAACGATGAGTCTGGCTCTATTATGCATGTACCCAGTTGTATTCATTTGTCTCATTCCTGCATCTACAATAGGAAACCCTGTAGTGCCCGTTTTCCACGCGTGTAAATATCTGGCATTTGTGCGCCAACGAATCTTATTGTAATTCGGTTTCATAGCATGTCCTAAAACATGTGGATGTGTGTAAAGAATATTGATGTAAAATTCTCTCCATATCAATTGTCTGATTAAATCCTTTATACTTCGAAATTTATGAAACACTTCGCGAATAGAAACACAACCAAATTTAATATAGGGAGATAGCAACGACGTATGTATGGAGAGAATATCACGCGTTTTTGAATATTGTTTTTGTGTTTTTAACGCATGGTCCAAAACTTTCAATCCAGCACTTCTTCCACCATGCGATAATATATGTATATTGGATTTTGTAAATTTTGTCATTGCATGTTGGAGAGAAATGGAGTAATTCGGTATGTTACTAGAAACAAAAGACGGGGTATGCACCAACTGTGGTAATTTTGGTTTGATCGTTTTTACCGTATTGTAAAATGGAGTAAATTTTTGATAGGTTTGTCCTGTGGAATTGTGAATACTTCCTGGCTCATACATGTAATAATCCAATGTCATTTCGCACTTAACATTCATTTTTTCACATAATTGGCATAGACTATCGTCTCTCTCGATTGCATAGGGCGTATAGTCTTTGTTAAAACAAACATACTGTATATTCCATTTTTTTATACATTCTTTCATTACTTTGTTTGTGTTGCCATAAAAGACGTTTAGTTTTTTATGAGTTTGTTCATTGAGATCTTGCAAACTTTCAATCATGAATTGAACAGAATTATTCGATTTATATGGATTTGCTGAACCAACTTGTTCTGGTGTAAAAATAAATACTGCGTAGATGGTACGACATTTTTTAATTGTTTGAATTAATCCTGTATTATCTTGAATTCTTAAATCACGATGAAATAAAAAAATGCCATTTTCATATTCATGATTGTGCATATTATATATTGTTTTTATTAATATAGATTAAATACATATTAAAAATTATAGATATTATATTTAATATGACGACTACAACCGGAAATAATGGTAGATTAGGAAATCAAATTATACGAAATTTAGCGGTTAGTTTGGTAGCCGAAAAACACGATATACATGTTAATTATTACAATAAAGATTTAATTAATAAATTAGGCATTAATTTATTTAGTGGAAGTAAAATATTTGATCATACTCGATGTTTGGACGACGAAAATTATTTTGAAATTTATAATAGTGATGATGTTAATTATAATTTAGATCCTAATAAAAATTACTTTCAAACAAAAGAAATAACTAATTTTATATATGATTATTTACATACGGATGTAATAAAAAATAACATTATTGAAAAAAATCCATTTAATATTCGCTATAATGTAAATAATGATATATTTATTCATATTAGATTAACAGATGTTACCCGTTTTAATCCAGGAATTAATTATTATTTAAATACAATAAAAACAATTACTTTTGATAATTTGTATATATCAAGTGATGATATAAATCATAATATTATAAAAATTATTGTGAATTTATATCCAGATACTAAATTGCTTTCCTGTGATGAAATAACTACAATTCAATTTGCAAGTACATGCAAACATATCATATTGTCACATGGATCTTTTTCGGCTCTAATTGGTTATTTATCTTTTTTTTCTACTATATATTATCCAGAATATGAATTAAATAAAATATGGTATGGGGATATGTTTTCTATAAAAGACTGGAATAAAATGCCTGTTAAGTAATAATGTATAAAATTTATATGATTTTTTTATATAAATTTTATGGTTTTGCTCCAAATATCCGTTATTTAGATATCTAAACTAATAGTGTTTTTATCTGATCTAGGTTTTCGCCTACTTCTTTTTGGCATGTTACCACTTCCACTACCTTGTAATTCTTTTAAATCAGAAATACTAATTGTACTATCATTATTGATACTTACTGAATCTAGATCCATTTGAGGTGGTAGTTGTGATTGTTGTTGTTGTTGTTGTTGTTGTTGTTGTTGCTGTGGTTGAAATTGTGATTGGGTTTGTTGTTGTGGTTGTTCCTGAATATTGATTGTTTTGGTCTTTAAACCTGATAATATTTCACTTATGTCACTAGGTCCTTTCATCTCTGGTCTTTGGGTTGATGATTGTGGTTGTGGTTGTGATTGTTGTGGAGGTCTTCGAGGTGTTCTCTCAATATTCACTGGATTCGATTGATTTTCACGAATATTAATACCATCATTCATATTTGGGATACTGGATCTTCCCATACCTGCATTCATATTCATACTATTGTTGTTTCCAGGGCGACCTCCCATATATGGCGTACTATTTGGACCTTGTGTTGCCATCGGTGGCGGTGGAGGTCCTCTTCCCATTGGAATATCTGGTTCTGGATTCATTAAACCACTCATAAAACCACCAAATCCTGGGTTGCTTTGACCCATTGAATTTACTGCTGCGTTTTGAAATTGTCTCATTAAATCTGGATTTTGTCTTAAAATATCATCCATTCCTGGCATGGATGACTTAAACATGGTATTTGTCATGTGCAACATAAGAGCACTACCACCCAATTGGAACATTAATTTTAATTCTGGTGCCATGGTTGCCTTTGATTTGTATTTTTCATACAACTCTGCAAAAATTTCATCATAATCATTAATATTTTCATTTATCTGCTCACTCCAACCATCTAATTTAATATCAAAAGGATCAAATTTGTTATTTAAAAATTCAATACCATTGATAACAGCCATCATCATATTTCCTTGAAACTTGATGGAATTTTGTTTTGTTTTTTCCTCCATAATTGTCTCATATTCCCCCTGCATTTCTGCTAAAGGTGATTCCATATTGTATTTTTTTGATAATTCAACACCTTTTTTCTCCAATGCTTCCAACTTTCTTAAATATTTGAACTTTTCTCTCAATAATTCTTCTTTTGACATAGCAGGTTGTATTGGAACTGTCTTATCAGGGTTGTTAATAGGAACATTATTAAATTTACTAAATCCATCCCATGTTTTTGAATTTGCATCTCCTGTTTCTGCTGTTGATTGGCCTATGGATATAGATGGTCCAGAGGATGATGTATTATCATCAAAACGGACACCTAATGATGGTCGTTCGCTTGATGTGGATGGTGATGCAGAAAAAATATCTGACTTTGGTGTATAGCTAGATGATCCAGAATCAATATTAAAACTATTCGTGGTATCTGATAATTCGTTCAATTCATTTTCTAATTTATTTAAATCATCAAGACTAATATCATCATTAAAACCTTTCGATTTTGATTTTCCATCTTTCACTTTATCATTCATCAATAATTCAATACCTCCACCGAAATTGACCGATTTTAAATCGTTCAAATCGTCATTCAAATTTGATATATCGATAATTTCACTATCCATTTAATATAACTTATTAAGAACATATAATTTTAAGTAGTACGAATATAATAATATATTTTTGATTATTTTGGTTATTTTGGTTATTTTGCTTATTTATACATGGTGTATTTATTTAATCTATAAACGATTTTTAATATACCAAATACCTTGTAAAAAACAATCTGCTAAATCATCCTTTTTACTATGTTTGTTAAAAAAATTCACCCATTCATTATTGGACTGGTTTTTTTCTAAATTTTCTAAATTTTCTAAACAAGTTGATATTCCCAATTTTTTACGATCATTGTATTTTGCCTTATCTGTTTTTTCAGGGGGATGTGTATCTGATGTTATGGTGGTGGTGGTCTTGTTGTTGTTGTTGTTGTTGTTGTTGGCAACTTCTTTCAATTTATTAAAAGAAGATACAAATTCAATATGTTGTTGATGGGATGTCAAATTTTTCATAATAAAATATTGTGCAACCATACCTTGAATTGTTTTCATGCGATTCGCTATTGGACTAATTTGATTTTCAATTAAAATAACATCAATGTTATTATATGTGTTGTTAGTTGTAAAAATTTCGTCAAATTTTTTTTTTATATTTTTACCAATACTAATAATATCTACTTTGTTTGAATTTGTTATATTAACCGGCTCAAAACATTTATTCAAAACATATTCATTAAACAAATGTATTAAATCCTGTTTTTTGATTGGTTTTGTGTAGGATATATTGTATTTTTCAGCCAATTCAAACAAACTATTAATCTTTTGCTTGTTTAAATAGGATTGCTCCAATTCTTTCGTAGGAACATGAAATACTTGTTTCTTTGAATGTTTCAAACAATAACATTTGTTGTTTTTTGTATATTTGGCTGGTTTATTACATATATTGATCGATTTTGCTTTTGATTTATCACTTTCTATTTCTCCACAAAATAATGGTGTTTCTTCGCCAATATTGACTATATCCCATTTTTTCACACTATAAATATTATTTTCTATTTCAAATAAACAAAATGCTAAATTTTTAATACCAATATCAATACTTAATAATTTTATTGTAGATGGATAAGTAGACATATTATGTATATGTATATACATAATATGATTATTATTTATGTTGTATTTTTATAAGACAATTTTTATTTTATTTAGGCGTTTTTTAAAAAATATATACGTATAATATATATCATGCCAATGACTACTCGCAGTAAAACAAATAAAAAAGCCATTTACAGACGTCGTGTTAAAAACTCAACATGCAGAAAAATTAAACGTTCTGCTGTATGCAAACGAACTGCTGGATGCAAATATGCTTCTGGTACAAAGCGTCGTTATTGCCGTAAATCCAAGAATAGACATGCTTAGACATACTTAAATATCTAGTGTGTAATTGGATTGTTGAATAGTTGGATTGTTGGATAGTTGGATTATCTGATTTTCGGTTTGTTTAATCATATTTTATTTTTTTGTAAATAAATTATGATTTATGTCTCTATTTAGTGTAATTGATGTTAATTGGTGTAACATTTATGTTGTTATTTACATTGTGATTTATACCCAATTGTCCCAATGAATCTGGTGTAAAATAAGGAGAAATCATTTTTGCTTCTAACTGTTGTCTAGATAAGTATGGATTTTTTAAATCACTATTTTGGTATCCATAACCGGGAGATCCAGTGTCAAATAAAGAATTATACATAATAGGTACCTTACTTGAAGGGGTTTCTTGGCCAGATGTTACACTACATGGCATTCCTAAATCATAACAAGCTGACATGTTATTGTAATTCATAATTTTCATACCATTGTTTGTTAAATATTGTCTATATTGCCAATTTGAATGGATATTTTCTTGTTTTTGAATTCTTTCGTTTATAACTGCTTCTGGTTGCCATGAAGCATAATTTCTACCGTCTGCCATAATAGGCGGAAAATCAAAATGAATATTGTTTGATCCAGAGTAACATGTTGCCCAACTCATATTTTCAATGTTATTATATCTAAATATATCTATATGTAGTATAATTAGATAATATATTTTTAATGGTTTTTATTAATGGTTTTTATTTGGTTGGGTTTGGTTGGGTTTGGTTGGGTTTGGTTGGGTTTGGTTGGGTTTATTCAACTTCCAGTAATTTTAACAATTCATGTTTTTTCAACTTTGAAGCATCTGTAACAATTCCTTTTTCTGTTACTATACTTCGAAGTTTATTCAATGATAATTTCTTGTAATCCAATACTTCAACATTTTTAATATTTGCATCAGAAACATCTTCCGATTCAATTTCTATTTCTTCTTCATTATCATTATCATTATCATTATCATTGGATGAAACATTGATATTAATTGTTTTTAAATTTTTCATATCAGATTCATTTAATCCCGAATCGGCTACAGATTCAAAATTCAAACTATCAAAATTCTCAATATCTAAAGTATCATCTTCGCTAATTTTAATGTCTTGATTCTCAGACTTTTCATTCTCATCATCATCGTCTTCTTCATCATCATCATCGTCATCATCATCATCATCATCATCGTCATCTTCATCATCACTATCGTCTTCATCATCACTATCGTCTTCATCATCACTATCGTCTTCATCCTCATCTTCTGAAATTGTAATTAAATTATCATTTGGATTTGTATTTGTATTTGTATTCATATTAAATGAATTAATAACACCACCATTCATAAATGGTTGATGTGTTTGTGTTTGTTGTTGTTGTGGTAGTGGTTGTAGTGGTTGCATCCCCATTGGAATACCAACTCTACCGCCTACCATCTGTACATGGTATTTCACAGAATTAACTTCTTCTGCCATAGTTGATACTAAATCAAACATAGAAGTTATCTTGTGATTTTGCTCTGATATTTTTTGATTAAAGTACATAAATACACTACCAACTAGTAACAAAGATATTGCTAAACTAATTAATAATGATGTGGAAAATATATCGGTTATGGCCATTTTTACTGTTATTGTTTGCTATTTGCTATGCCTATTAATTGATATATATATAATTATATTTATATGTTAAACGAATACAATATATATATTTATTTTATTCAGTAGTTTTTAATTTTTTATTTTGACTAATTTTATTTCTTGTATTATTAATTATTTCTCTAGGATAATTCATATCATTCAAAACTTTGATACCGCCATGTATTTCAGATATTCCTTCTTTCATTTTGTATGTATATGAAAAGTCGTTCTTGGTTGTTACATCCACATGCATATGATAATTTTTAACACGTTTGTTTTTGTTTAACTTTTTGCATACTTTGATAAAATGAGTTGTCATTATGCATTGTACATTTTCAATCTTTACCAAATATTGCATAAAAGCCAAAGCACTTATGACAGCTTCATCTGGATTCGTTCCAGAATATATTTCATCAAAAACACAAAAATGAGAATCATCGTCTGCTTCATTATTGTCTTTTATTGTATCTATAATTTCTTTGCATCTTCTAGCTTCTGCTTGAAATAAACTATCTCTACCGGATGTATCTGGTATATTTAAGTAGCAGTGAATAAATTTATAGGGTGTTAAAGATGCTTCATCGTAAAATCCACAACCAAATTGTTGTGATAATATAACGTTAATTAGTGCGGATTTTAATACGGTTGTTTTTCCAGAAGCATTTGGACCTGTTATTATCATTGCTTTGTCCAATTTTACATCATTTTTAACTGGATTTTTGTTTATTAGTGCTGCATAATATGATTTCTTTAATATATTGGAGTTTTTAGATTTTGTTTTTGTTTTGTTGTCTTTGGTGCCTTTGGTGCCTTTGGTGCCTTTGGTGCCTTTGGTGTCTTTTGTTGTATGATTATTAAATTTGGCAAATTGTAAATTCTCCTTTTGAATATTATCTATTAAACCTTCTAAATTATCAATATATCCATTGAAACCAAATGAATACAAAAAGGATGTATTATAAGTTTCATTGTAATTCAATTGATAAAAGTATTTAAACACTGTACCTATTTCTGCTAATTTTCTAAAAGAAAATTGAAAATCACTAACCTTCTCTAAATTATTCTTATATTCCTCCAAAACTGATTTGTGTTTTTTCATTTCTTCGATAAAACCAATGTATGTTTTATTTTTCAATTTTAATGCCAATGATTCTAAATTCTCCATATTAGCCAATGTATATTGTAAATAACCCTTAAACTTATTCAAATAAGTATGTATTTTTTTTATATTAAAGTGAAATCGAATACATGTAAGAATATTTTGGTAAATTGAAAATATATAAAATCCAGCGGATATTAACATGTATAATTTTTGATCTAATTTAACTTTATGAAATTGAGTAAATAGTTTTCCAATTGCGTGGTTTCCCGCTAATATTTTCAAAATATCTATGTATTCTTTAATGGATACCGATAAACCACGAGCTTTTATAATAAAAAAAGGTACTATCAATATGAAAATAGGTACAAATAGAGAGATAATAGGTGAAGTCATATTATAAAAACTCATCAATTGCAAAAACAATTGTGATTCATTTAAATACAAAAAATAACTCCAATCCATGTAATTGTATTTTTCTCTAAAACCGGTGTCTAGTTTGATTTCATCCCACAATTTGACAATTTCATCGAAATCTGGTTTTTCTGGAATTTGGGTATCAGATTCTGTTTGTTCCGATAAACATGATTTATATGATGTAGATGATTTATATGATTTTAGTAATTCTTGTGTGTCATTCAAGAATTTGACATCATAGGAATAATAATCTGGTATTTGTTCCAATGTCTTTTTTGCTAAACAATTGGTTGGTTGAAATGTATTATATAAAATAGGGACACAGGATGCATCTGTATCAATTGTTTTGATTAGTTCTAAATCTGATATGATATTCTCTTTTAATTCTGTTTTTTTGTCCTGATAAAAAATAGGCAATTTAAAAATATCATTTATGTTATTTATTTTTGTCTCTTTTGTCTCTTGTTTTTTATTTTCTTTTTGTGGTTCTTTTTGTCCTTCCTCTTTGACTGTCATATTAAACTAATATTTATAAAAAATTAGCATAATAATATATTATATTTTACGAATCATTTTTGATTTTTTATGGTTTTTTGTTTTTTGATGCCTCTGTTGTTTTTTATATGTATATGATTTTTTTGTTAAAATTTTACCACCTTTTGGTATATGTGACATATGTGGCATATGTGACATGTGCTGTATGTTTTGCATATCTGGTGTATGATGTTGCATGATATTCATACCATTCATACCATATTCCATACCATCCATACCATCCATACCATCCATACCATTCATATTAGTCATATTATTCATAGCCATATTAGCTATATATCCCTTTTCCTTTTCTATTATTTTTTTTTCTGTCATATTTGTATATTTTTCATATTCCTTTTTTGTCATTGGTGGTACTATTAATTTATTTGTTAATTCATTTATTTTAGCTTTTATTACGGGTTCTGCAATATTATTTTTTTTATTTTTTAATAATTCATTCAAAACAATTACATTTATCATTTCTATTAATTTTTTACAGTTACTATCCGTATCAGAGTCAGTATCATTGCATAAATAATATATCTGAATGGGATTTTTATTGTTTGTGTCACTCATATTATAATATGAAAATACATTTATTTGTAATATTTATTTAAATAACTGTTCAAAATTTCCTGGTAATTCTGTTATTTGTGTTTCATAATGCTGTTCTATTTCCTTCAATTTCGAAACATCACGTCGTGTAATAAAGTTAATTCCAACACCTTTTCTTCCCCATCTACCACTTCTACCAATTCTATGTAGATAAGTATGAACACATTTTGGAATATCGAAATTGATGACAACACTAATTTGTTGAATGTCAATGCCTCTAGCTGTAACATTGGAAGAAATCATAACACGATATTTACCATTTCTAAAGTCTGAAAATGCAACATCCCTTGCTGATTTATCCATATTACTATGAATACAACACACAGGAAACCCGTCTTCAATCATAGCATCATATAAATCAATAACACGTTTTATACTGTTACAATATATTATACAATGTGATAATGAAATGTACGAATATATATCCTTCATGGCTAAATATTTTTGCTTGTCATCATCTACCGCTACAAAATATTGTGAAATACCCTCCAATGTCAATGCTTCTGTTTTTACAAAAATATTAACCGGATTCCTCATAAATTTACTGGTTATGTTATTAATATATTCCGGTAAAGTTGCACTAAATAAAGCAACTTGAATATCATTGCTAAATGTTTGAAAAATATTATAGACTTGTTCTTTAAAACCAGAAGATAACATTTCATCTGCTTCATCTAACACTACTAGTTTAATATTTTTTGCTTTGATATTTCCGCGTCGAATCATATCATAAACACGACCTGGACATCCAACAATAACGTGAGGTGGAGTATTCTTTAATTTATTAGCATCCTCGTCAATTGATGTTCCTCCTACTAATGTATATACTGATAATCCATTCATCATTGTACCTAAACTGGAAATTACTAATGATATTTGTTTTGTTAATTCACGTGTAGGTGACATGATTAAAATTTGAGTTTCCATTTTGGATAAATCAACCAAGGATAAAGCACCTACAGAAAATGCAGCAGTTTTCCCTGTTCCTGATTGTGCTTGTGCAATTATATCTTTCCCTTTTATAATAGGAACAATTGCTTTGGATTGAATTGGACTAGGTCGCTCAAAACCATAACCATAAATACCTCTCAATAAATCACCTGATATTTCCAAATCATCCCAACTACTTATTTCGTTAAATGAATCTGTCGATTCGCATTTGTTATCTTGTTCGGTCATTCTATATGTATTCGATTGTAGTTTTTAAATATATTTTTGTTTTATGTTATTTGTATCAATTTTTTTTATAATTCGTTGTATGGTATATGTTGTATGTTGTATGTTGTCGAGTTTCTCTTCATAAATATCTTCTTATTTGGTTGATTCCGTCTCTCCAATCATAATAACATATTTCAAATTTATCAGGATATGAAAAATTATAATCATAACATAATCCGATTCCATGATCTATATCAAACCCAAATTCAAAATAAAAACTTGAAGTGTGTGCGATTGTTATACCTTTCATTATTTCTATTTTTTTATTTATCAATGGTGTAATTATATTATATCTGGTGTCGTGTTTATGTATTATATTTACATATTTGTCTCTCCTGTATTTTATTCTGCCATCATAGTCTAGTATTATGTTTATTATATCATTCGGTATAACACTCATATGATGATATAATAATATATGGAAATGTTTATATTATTATAGTAGTGTAAAAATAATTTATAAAAAAAATGATATTATATATAAATTTATAAATACTATATAAAAATATATATAAATATATACATAATCATGGCACAAGTATATAAATATACCATTCATGATATAAAAAATATTATATTAAATGGATTCGAATACAAATTAAACGACGAAGTTATTGAAGTAATTTCAAATCTCACATCTGAAGTGGGTTCGCCTACATATATAAAAACACCTAATTTTCAAAAACAAAATACAGAAAATGATGATATGAAACCACAAAAATATCAGCCAAAATCAATATACGGTCCTGGAGCAGGTGGTCTTGGTAATGGAAACGGTAAAAATAACAATTCTATAAAAAGACATAAAGGAATGTCTAATAAACAACATTTGGATCCTGTCAAGGACGATGATTGGGAAACCATACGCACTTTTAGTACAACTAAAATGGAGCAACACGAAGGTATAGATATATTTATAGACAACATCCGTAGTAATTTAAATAAAATGTCTATTAAAACATATGATGAAATTAATACAAATGTAATATCAAATATAGATCAACTAATAAGTCAAAACATTTCTGATGAAGAAACCCATAAAATCAGTAGCATAATATTTGATATAGTATCATCAAACCGATTTTATTCAAAATTATATGCTAATTTATACTCTAACCTGATATCAAAATACGAATTTATTAAATCGGTTTTTAGAGAAAAAGAAGCTTCACTCGGTGATATTTTAAATAATGTTCATTATGTTTCACCTGACGATAACTACGATTTATTTTGTAAAATAAATAACGAAAATGAAAAACGTAAAGCATTCATATCCTTCTTTGTTAATTTGGTTTTATATGATGTTATTACAGTTGATAAAATTGAAAATCTATTGATTCAATTATTGGACAATTTAAATAATTTAATTAAAGAAGAAAATAAAAAATTTGTAGTAGATGAATATATTGAGATTATCTTTATTCTTTACAATAAAGAATTATTTAATAATGAAAATAAAAATTTTAGTATAGATAATCACGCTAAAATAATAGAGACAATTAAACATCTAGCAGGAGTAAAAGTAAAAACATATCCAAGTTTATCCAGTAAGTCCATATTTAAATTAATGGATATTGTTGAAATGTAGAGAGGTGAATTGCAAATAAAAACATTATATTTTTATGTAAGGATAAATATATAATATTATAACATATAACATATAACATATAACATAAATATGGTTTTATCAAAAATAAATAGTACGGTTAGTTACCCTGAGCTGAAAAAAATTCATCATGATGATAATAAAATGGAGACAGAATTATACAATATTTTTATTCATGAATTACCTGTAATTATTGCTGTTGGTAAAGTAAAACGCGATTTTGAATCTGAAAATATCTTGTATTTTCCTATTTATTTGATTAATAAGAGTAACAAAGCGATACAAATTGGTGTTTATGAAATTGACGCAAATTATCATTTAGAATATTTGAATGATAAAGTTAATTTGGATTTAGAGAGAAATAGTGGATTGAGACCTCTTTTGTATAAATTCGCTACAAAATCTATGATTGATAAGGAACGATTGGTTATGGAATCGAATGAGACGGATACGGATAATGATGATCAGGAACAGCAGGATAATACAGACGATAATGAAATAACAAATACGGAAACTACAAATACGGAAACAACAAATACGGAAACTAGGTCGGAATCTCAATTAGAATCCGAGACAAAAAGTGATGATGATGATACAAAACAAAAACAAAAACAAAAACATATATCGAGTAATGTTATTACTATTCCAGAAAACAGAAAAGATTTTTTTGTTTTGACAAAAGGGATTGAAATTCCGCCTTTATTGAAAGAAGAAACAAAAGCAACTGCTAATGATATTATTGAAAAATACCATTCCAAGACGTCTGATAATTGGATAGTTAAATACATGAAAAATAATCATTACGACATTGTTGAAAATGAAAGCGGATGCGACAGTTTTTTTTCTTGTGTAAGAGATGCTTTCTCTCAAATCGCTCAACAAACATCCATTCAAAAACTCCGCAAGAAATTTGCTGATTGCATTTCCGATGATGTTTTTCTTTTTTATAAGGATAACTATGATCGATTTTATAATACGTTAAATGATATTATAAAAAATGCAAAGAATCTGAATATTGAATATGATAAAATTCGAGAACAATACAATAACATTTTGGACAGAAATGAAAAAAAATTATTAACAGAAAAAGGAAAATCCGTAAAAGCTCAACATGATAAACTCATATACGAAAAAAAATATGTATCCATGTTTTTGAAAGAATTTAAATTTATGAAAACGGTGGATAATCTGGAAAAATTCAAAAAACATTTGATGTCATGTGAATTTTGGGGAAATAAATGGGCTATACAATGGGTCATTGTACTCATGGAATACTGTTTAAACGTGAAATTCATCTTTTTTTCAAAGGAGTATTTTAAGGAAAATGATTATTCGAATATTATTCAATTGGGAATGGGAAATCATTATTTTCAATTAAAAGATGCATTAGAGAAAAAACGTCGGTTTGAACCTGATTATTATATCATGATTGTCATGGATCAACCAAAACAACAATCAGGTGTCGATTATAAATTAATCAGTTATCGAAAAAAGCATATATTTACTTTTTCTGAATTACCTTATTATGTTAAAAAAAACATTATAATCAAATACAATGAGAAAAATGCTGGGTTATTTTCTGTCATACCTGAATTTCATCAATTCGTAAAAAATAGTAAGAACAATGGGAAAGGAAAGGGGAAGGGGAACGAGAAGGGGAATCAGGACGAGGGTCCAAGTTCGGAACTAGAAGAATTATCAGAAACGAGTTTAAGAGGATTATACGATGACAGTATCATGTTTATTTCTTATATACATTCAAATGGAAAACCATTTCCTGGATTAGGCATTGGAGAGAAAATAAGAATGGATGTTTTGCTGGAATTTGTCAATTTGGCGCTTATAGACAATTGGAGGAAAAAAATGTCAAATGAATGGATTCAACCTTTTACATTGGACAATCATAAATGGAATAGTGTAGAACATTATTATCAAGCTTCCAAATTCAAACAAAATAATCCTGGTTTTTATTTGACTTTCTCTCTAGACACTGGTTCGGATCTTTCTAAAAATGTTGAAATGGCAAAGTCGGCTGGTGGAAAAACTGGAAAATGGGAGGTTGATGGAAAAGAGGTCGTTTTGTTACGTGCAGAAAATGTGGAGATTGATCCGGATTTTTATAAATCAAGATACAATAAAGAATTATATGATGCACAATATGCGAAATTTACTCAAAATAAGGAACTGAAGGATCTGTTGATGGCTACAAAAAATGCAAAATTAATGCATTATGTCAATAATAAACCATTGGAAGAATATAAAAACTTGATGGAAATTCGAGAGAAATTGAAGGGAGAAGATGGGAGTGTTTGAATAGACTTATAATAATAATGGATCATTTTCATAAATGTTTTCATGATCATTTCCATCTAACATTCCATTTATAAACAAAAAACATAAAAAATTGTCACTGCATAATGGTGCAGTAATATGGTTTAATAATAACAATGCTAGTGCATATGATGAAGCTGGTGATTTTATCCAGTCTGTATTAGAATCATTTGCAATACCACTAGAATCAAAATCAAATAATTTGAAGTTTCCATCTTTGTCCATACCTATATTATCATATTTCCAATCAATATACATAATATGTAAAGAATGTAAATATACTATAACATTTTTAATCATTTTATCGATTTTTTCTTTGTTTTCATTATTTAATTCATATTCAGTATCTAATAATTCCATATCAATAATTGAGTCATTTCGATTTACATCATAAATAGTAACAACATGTGGATTCGGATTATTCATTATTATTTCAGATATATCCAATTCTACTTTTCTTCTAGTAAATTTTCTAAAAAAATCATTTCCATATTTAAATTCATATAATTGAACTATATCTCCATTTTCATCATAATATTTAGACTTAGTACGATATTTTTTCGATTTTGTTTGACTTTTTGACCTGTTTTTGGAACTACTTTTGGAACTACTTTTGGAACGACTACTCTTGGAACTATTCATTTTATACAATACCTGTATTTTTATATAATATATATTATTTATATATTATAGATATTAATGAAATTAACTAAATCAAGTGAGTTATTATTAGGGTTTTTTAAAAATCGCAAATGTATTCCTGTTGTCTCATGTAACAATACCTCGAAAAAAATATTTCGTTCTTTATACAATGATATTTGTGCTGCAAATAATTATTTAGAATCCATTAAACGGGAGAGAAATGGGATGTTATATAAAAGATCAATACGAACTATTAAATCAAAAAATGACCTACCTAATTTTACTAATTTTCCGAGTAATATATTTACAAAAGAAGTGCAACATCATATTGACGTCAATATGAAATTGATACTAAAATATTCATTGTACATGTTTAATCGAAAAATCAATATTCATTTTATTATTGAACACGCGGATTTGGACGTGAAAACAATGGTCTACGATAAATACGTGAATAGTATCTTGATGTGGTCGTATATATTAAACAAGTACTCTTCTATTCATTGTTCAAAAGATTGGAATATTTATCTTTATTTTACTTCACTGGAAAAACAACTACCCAATAAAAATATTCATTTACAGGACAACATACTAAACTACAATCATATTAATACTGGTTTTACTACTACATGTCCTCAAATATCGGAAATCGTTATTTTTAGAAAAGAAGAATGGTTCAAAGTGTTTATTCATGAAAGTTTTCATAATTTTGCTTTGGATTTTTCAGATATGAATGTAATCGATCTAAACAAAGCTGTATTGGCGATTTTCCCTATTAAATCAGATGGTAATTTGTTCGAGGCTTATACTGAATTTTGGGCAGAAATGATTAATATATCTTTTTGTAGTTATTTTTATTCGAAACCGGGTCATGTGGATGGTTATGGTTTTGATGCGTTTTTGTCCAATGTTGATTGGTTAATACAATATGAGCGAATTTATAGTTTTTTTCAATTGAACAAAGTATTAAATTACATGGGATTAACATATAAAAATCTTTATTCGAAAGATAAAACTAGCGCGGTGTTGAGAGAAACTTTGTATAAAGAAAATACCAACATATTTGCTTATTATGTGATAAAATGTATGCTTATTCACAACTACAATGGGTTCCTATCATGGTGTTATTCACACAACGTAGGTCGTGTAGGAGGTAACATAATACAATTTTCTAAAACACAGCAAAATTTGTATGATTTTTATTCCTTTATTAAAAAAAACTATAAAAGTATTTCGTTTGAAAACAATATAGAATGCATGGAAAAATACATGTTAAAATGGCAAAGAAATATGTATTCTGGTGTTGGGGTTGGGGTTGGGGTTGGACTAGGAGTTGATAGTGGTGCTAGTAAGATAAAACATTCACATATGTATTATTTGCTTAATAATATGAAAATGTCTATATTTGAATTGGAATAGGGTTTCCATAAGGATACCAATAAATTAAAAAATTGAATTCCAATTAATGATGTTATTTATATGAATAAAATCATTATCTTGAGATATCAATTACAAACATAAATTAAAAGCAAAAAATACAAACATGGGTATTAAATTATTGAATAAATTTTTAAAAGACAATTGTAAATCGTTTGATTCTATTTATACTATACACATGTCAAAACTACAAGGAAAGCGAATTGTCGTTGATGTTAGCATTTATTTATATAAATATGAATCAGATAACAGTTTAATAGAAAGCATATACACTATGATTTCTATATTTCGTCATTACAATATAACACCTATATTCATATTTGATGGTGTAGCACCTGCTGAAAAAAAGGAACTAATTGAGTCGCGTTTGCAAAAAAAACGCATTGCTGAAAATGAATATTATAAATTGAAAGCAATGTTACGTGAATGTTCTAATAATACATATGAAAAAAATGAGATTGAAGAACAAATGCATTCGTTAAAGAAGAAATTCGTCTATATGAATAAAATCAAAATTAATAAAATTAAATATTTACTCGATTGTTACGGAATGACATATTTCGATGCACCCGGCGAAGCGGACCAATTGTGCGCGTGGTTAGTAATCAATAAATATGCGTGGGCTTGTTTGAGTGATGACACTGACATGTTTGTTTATGGTTGTAATCGTGTTTTACGGTATTTTAGTTTAATACATCATCATGCTGTATTGTACGATTATGAAAACATTTTAAAAGAGTTGGATATAGACCACTATGCTTTCAAAGAAATTTGTGTATTATCTGGAACCGATTATGTGGAGAGTGTTGGTGCTGGTTCATTAAACATTATTGCAATTATGCATTTGTATAAAAAATACGCATCGTATAAAGTTGATATATCTTTTTGTGATTGGATATGTGTAAATTCAAACATTCAAATTAATCGTGATTTGTTATCGAAAATAAAAGGCATATTTGATATTAGTGGATTAGAAATGGCTCGATTGGATGGATTGAGTGGGTTGGGTGGGTCTATATATATGGGTATTACAAATAAAAAAATAGAAAAAGGAGAGTTATATAATTTATTGAAAGAAGATGGGTTTTTATTCTGATATGTGGTTTGATTTATTTAGATCTTTTATATCTTTTGGATCTTTTGGATCTTTTACGAGTTAATTTGTAATATCTATTTTTACGTTCTGTATTTTTTTTATTTTGTCGAAAATTTCTCTTACGACGAGTATTTCTTTTTTGTTTTTTTCCTCCTATATTATCTTGTCTACTATACCCTGTCCATGTGGCATCATCCTCTATTATATCAGCTATTCTATATTCTTTTGCTGTTCTATATACAGGTGCTTGTTTAATGGCGACCTTTTCAGTTATCATTTTTTTAAGTTCATTTAGGGACAGACCAGTTACTATAAGAGCTATCCCAACAAAAATACCAATTATTCCTTTCGCTAGTACTGCTTTCGACACCAATAACACAAAATAAACGCAAAATATAACCATTCCAACACCTCCTAATATGTATGCAATACTAGTAATAATAAAACTACGAATATCATTCATCCATGCTCCTCCACTTAAAGATTCAGATTCATTACTTCCACCAACTTGTTTATTTAGATTAGTTAATATCTCTTTACAATTTGTAATACGCTCATTTTCAGGATATATCATCAAAATATTGTCGCATTTTTTTAAAAGAGATAGTATAATAGCTTCAACCAAACATTTACAATAAAAATTATTTGATATTATTTCTTCACTAGGATTATTACTTAATAATTCTAATTGTTTTTCTAAATAATTATCAATTGTTCCATTTTCTTGTATAATATTTTGCATTTTTGATAATGCTGTTGTAAAGTTTTGAGAATTACTTAATTTATTGCTTAGTTCGATTATATCTTCATTAATTTCACTTGAATTGTTTTCAATCTCATTTTTAATCTCAATTTCCATTTTTTCGATTTCTCCTTCATCTCCTATTCGTGTTACTCTTATTTTTTTAATGACATTCACATCTTCGTTGATTTCGTTAATATTATCATTGATTTCTGTTACTGTTTCATTATTATTTGTAGATAAAAAATTTGAAAGTTGTGCTACAAATTTTTCGATCGAATCTTCTACATTATTATTATCCATTTTAGTAGTTTATCTATATATATATATATATATAATATGTTTAATTTGTATGATTTTGTAAAATTACTATAAAATTTTTTATGTATGTAAAGATTGTACTATCTTTTTGTTTATTTTTTCATATCCTATTTCGTTTAAATGAAAACCGTCGTTCATAAAATAGTTGGTTGTTAATGATTGTAATTCTTTATTCACATTTACATAGTGTAAATAAGGAGTTTTAATGGAACAAAAATCACGCACTCGGTTGTTTATGTAATTTACATCTTCTATTTTTTTTGCGTTGTATGTTTTTGGTGATTTTATGAGTGAAATAACAATGATTCTAGTAGTTGGAAATATTTTATGCAGTTCCGTCAAAAACACGCGTGTGTTCTTTATAATGGTTTTGTTTTCCATGTTGTCAAAGACATCATTTATTCCACAATAAAATACAATATATTTTGGGTTTCGTGTTATACCACTCGTAATATAATCAACATAGTTGCTTGATAATAAAGAAGAAGTAGTCAGTCCTGAAATGCCTCTATTTATAATTTGTTGATTTTTAAGATACAATGTGAAATTTTTCCATTTTTCAATCGTACTCGATCCAATTAATAATATAGTATTTACCATATACTATATTATTTTATTTTTTTATTGGGACTTTGTGTTTTTGGTATTTTTGGTATTTTTGATTTAATTATAGAGGATATACTTAAGCTGAAGCACTCACTCCACCACCAGCAACTAATTCTGGGGTAGCCTTAGCACCAGCCTTGGCAAAGTGGATACTCATGAACTTTTGTAAATTAAAATAGGTTAGTTCCTCGTTTTGCTTAATCTTAAGAAGAGTAGCTAATTTCTTGTCTGGAATAATCTTACGGCCATTTGTTGTATCTTGTAACTTGTTTGCACGGATATAAGCGTTGATGTCTTTGGTAACATCAGTACGGGCCATTTCTGAACCGATTGGTTTATCTAAAAACTTGGCTAACTCATCACTGATACGAGTTGGCTTAACGAATCCAGATGGAGCGCGGTTACCTGACTTTCTCTTACGCTTGGTGTTTAGCTTTTGAGATGCCTTTAATTCACGGAGAAACATCTTCTCGATATTCTTAAATTCAGGCTTTAAAGAAGCTAACATGTTACCTACTTGTTGTAACTTTGCGGTGAATTCAAGTGCCTTTTCAGCAATACTGTTTTCAACTTCAACAACTTGTTCAGTTGGGACAGAAACTGGTTCTACGACAACAGGGGCTGTCTCAACAGGTGCTGGAACAGCTTCCTTTGGTGCCTTTACCTTCTTTACTTTCTTCTCAGTTGGTACGGATGTAGATTCTACTACAACAACATTTTCTTGTTCTGGTTGAGCGCTTGATGCTTTGGTTTTGGTTGCGGTTGTCTTTGCCATTTTTTATATACTATCTAGTAGAGTACTTTTTAAGTTATTTAAGGCTAATATATATTTATTCACACCAAACATCATAACAAAATTATGTTTTACATGTTGCGTTGTGATTTTCTCTAAATGTTTTATTGGTTTATAAAATACGCATTTGCGAAATTATATATATGGTATGGAACTACAATGATAACACATATAAATTTTTATTATAATTAAAAATATAATAATAAAAATCAGGACTTAATAAACAAACGTTTGAAATAACCAAGGAAGTGCTATTGCAGCGTTTGTATTTACAATTGTGAGTGCTCCTAAAACATAATAACAACCCAACGATTTGTTATCTCTATCTACACCATTTGTGACTATTTTTTCAATCACCTCAATAATCTTTTTTCTCATAAAATAAATATCATGATTATGACATAATTGAACGAAAGAAAAACCATTAAAAGGATCACCATTTGGAGGATATATTGCTCTTTTTGTTTCTGGTGTAATTTGAGCTCGATAATCCCATATATCAATCAGTTCTCTCATATATCTGATTAATTTGATGCGATCCAAATCCAAAAACCACGCGGGATTACTATAATTTCCCAATGAATCCATGTATTGAAAAACATCCAATATTTTTAATTCTATACCCTTTTGATATGTAACTTCAAAAGATGGTGTTTTTATAATTGTATCTACCTGCGAATCCAATATTTTACTCAATCGTATAAACAATTTGACTTTGGATAGTACTTCATCCGGAATTTTCATTCTGTTATATGGATTTTTCACTTCACCATTTGACTTTGTAATCAAGTTGTAGAGAGAAATCACATCGAATCCATATACAAAATTATCGACGTCTTTGTAGCTGAAAAATAAATTATTTGGAATTTCAGACAATTCATCCATAGTGAAAAAATCATTGGCATTTGTACAAATATCGCGGCTTTTATAAGCTGGTCCGTGTAATGAATTGTATATCCTTTGAATATGACCCCGATACATTTTTTGAATCTTGATAATGTAAAATGACAATTTCAAATAATTATGTAATCTGCTCAATAATTCATTTTTATTTCCTGATTGTTTCAACTTGTGAAATTTAATAAATTCTTTTAATTGTTGAATATTATAATTATATTGAAATAATACATTATAATTGTCTATTGTTGGAATAATCACATTCGAATTGTCTATTTTATTCAATTTTTTGGACTTTTTTGGTTTTTCGTTTTTTTCTGTTTTTTCGGTTTTTTCTTTCATGTGGATGTTTGATGTCTCGGTGTTCGAATTGCATTTTACATATAAATCACTCATATAATTATCGATTGATTCATTTGTTTTTGTCATATTCTTATTATATTTATAATTTATATAATTATTTGATATATAATTATTTGATATATATTTATATTATATATATAATACATTATTATTTTTGCTCATAGCGAATGTTGTATATATATTTTCTATAATAAGTAATATGTAATATGTTGTTTTTTGAATTAAAATTTTTTACAATTTAAAAAAAAATTGATTTAAAAGATTTGCTAGTAGTAGTATTATAATTACAAAACAAAAGCTAACAACTAACCGCTAAACAAGCAAACAATAAACTAACTAACTTACAAGAGCATTACCTTAAAACAGAATTACCTTTCGTTCGTTTAATAATAATAACAAAATGACTGAAATGATTACTCCTGCATCTAAATTCGTATCAAATGATATTAAATACACTTCCCCAAAAGCCAACGCATCTGGTGGAAAAGCAATTAATATTCTAAATAAAAACACAAACAGTACTTTACGTTTATCAACACCTTTAATGTTAACTTGGGGTGCATCGGATTATGTTGATCAAAATGGTCAAGGAAATGGTAAATATGAAATGTCATTGCAATTTCCTAATGACGAATATAAAAATGAAGATACTGATTTATTCCTTAAAAATATGAAGGATTTTGAAGACAAGATCAAGGCTGACGCTTTGACATATTCTAAAGAATGGTTTGGAAAGAAGCATCCTAATGCTGAAGTTATTAATGCTTTATGGACTCCTATGTTAAAATATAGTAAGGACAAGCATAGTGGCGATTATGATATGTCAAAACCACCTAGATTGGTTGTAAAGCTCCCATTATGGGAGGGTGTTTGGAGATGTGAAATTTATGATGTAGATCAACAAAGATTATATCCTGATGTTGGTAATCCTGCTGTATCACCTTTGGATTTATTGATCAAGGGAAGTAATGTAGCAGTCATTATTCAATGTGGTGGATTATGGTTCGCAAATGGCAAATTTGGTATTACATGGAAATTATCACAAGCAGTTGTTCAAAGAAAGCAATCATTTGCATTAAATGGACAATGTTTGATTCAATTAAATTCCAGTGATAAGGAAAAATTAAAGAAGGCTCCTACTGTTGAATCAACTGCTGAAGTTGAAATGGCTTCAAAAGTAGCTGTCGAAGATTCAGATGATGAAGAGGAGGTCGAAGAAGAAGACGAAGAGGAGGTCGAAGAAGAAGACGATGCGCCTTTACAAGCTCCTGTTCCAGTTCCAGTAGTTGAAGTAGTTGTGCCTCCTCCTGCTCCAGCACCAGTTGTAGTAGAAGTAAGCGAACCAGCTACTGTTAAAAAGAGAGTTGTTAAGAAGAAAGCAACTGCTTAATTGCTATATTAGATAGTTTTATAATTTTATAACCATGTAACTTAAATAAATTAAATTTTGAATAAAAATAAGATACTAGTTTATCTTATTTTTTCTTTTGGTGTGTTGGATTATCTTAATAAATTTTTGTGTAATAATTCATCTAATAATTTTTTATTTGATTCTACTACTTTATTGTATAATAATATAATTTCCATTTTTTTATCATTCGATAACGATTCTATAAAATCTATATTTTCTGTAGTTAAAGCTTTATTATTATTTATATCATTTTTTAAATTCTTATAAATATTATTATAAATTTTATTGTTAGTGGTGGTAGTGGTAGTGGTGGTTGTGTTTGTGGGATTGGATTTTTTGGTATTTTCGGGGTTATTAGTTAGATTGTTGGGATTTGTGGAATTGTTGGAATTGTTGGAATTGTTGGGATTGATGGGATTGCAAGAATTATAGGGATCATATGGATTATATAACTTATTCATCATATAATTATATATAAATTGTGTTTATTAATTTACAAATAAAAATAATAAATAAAATAATAATTAAAATAATAATTAAAATAATATAAAAACTTACTGTTATGATAACATACATAGATACATACAAATATGTTATCCATTCTAAATAAATCTACTAAATGTGCTAGTGCAATAAATATGGGTGCTTTCAAATCTGTTTTACAACCAAGATATTTATCATCCATAGTGAATTCATCTACTACAGCTATGAATGTTTATAAAAAATCATGTTATTTCAAAATTGATTTTAAGATCAACGAAGAAATGTCTGTCGCTGAAGCAGTTACTCGTTTCTCTGCATTTAACATTGGTTGTCTAGCTGTAACTGACAAAGAAGAAAAGGTTGTTGGTGTTTTTTCTGAGCGTGATTTAATTACAAAAGTTTGCGCACAAAACAAGCAACCTGATTATGTTAAAATAAAAGATGTATGCACTTATACACCTAATGTTATTATCGCAAAAAAAGATGATAGTCTTGAAACATGTATGAACAAAATGATGTTTAAAGATATTCGTCATTTATTGGTGATTGATGATAAAAATGAGGAATTTATTGGTATGATTTCCATCAAGGATCTTATCAAAGAAATCATCAAAAACAAAAGTGATATTATTACTCGATTGAGTGATTTTAAAATTGGTAAGGGTGCTTATTTTGGTAGTGAATAGAGTTTGTGTTGATGTTGATGTTGATGTTGATGTTGTGATTATGTTTGTCTTGGTTTTTCGGCGGTTGTGAATTTATTATGATATTTCTTGAATATCATAATATTATCGTATATGATGGATGTATTTATACAAAAAGTATATTGACATGTATTCCTGCTTTTTTATTTTTCCAGGTGTTTGTGGTGTTTGTGGCTCTTGTGGTTGGTGCGGTTGAAGTATTTGTTTGTGATTCATTTTTAGAGTGTTCCAAAAAATCATGTATTTCTGATATTAATACTCCTTCATTCGGTATAAAATATGTTTGGTTCTTTTTTAGTTTCAGTTTTGTATGGTTTATATGATATGTTTTTTTGCCCACTTGAAATTCGATTTTCTCTCTGTCAAACAAACCCATATTGAATGGCACTTCTAAATCTACATATAAAATATTATTATCATCGATTGTTATATTTGAAGGCAACTCAGGGACACATTTTACTATTATATCACATCCTGACCCATCGAAATAGACCTCGCTATTCCACAAGGGGACAAAATATGTCGAGTCATCTATTTTTAATTTATATATATTATCATCTAATAAATCATCTATGGATGGATTCAATATATAAACTTCGTCATTCTTGTATTTTTCTACTATAATATCACGAATACTGTTGATTATATCTTGACTGATGTACAATATATTTTTGTACTTGGAGAGAAAAGTGTAAATCTCTATCGATCTCTCTTTATCCATGGTCTCGAATAGCTTTAGGGATATTTGTGTGCAACCATTTAATATAATGTGAATTATGTTATTTAATAGTGTTTTGTCTATCGTAGATGCGCCTTCTTTAAAAATATTCTCCATAAACATGTTCAATATATTGGCGTAGGAGAATGCGTTGGAAGTGGTGAAATTGGTGGAAGTGTTGAAATTGTTGAAGGCGTTGGATGCTGAACCAGATGCATCGTTTTCTATTTCCGATTTCACATAAAAATATGCATCATTGATTTTTTGGAATTTTTCTTTGGATTCGATCGTGTTTCCATTTTTGTCTGGATGATATTTCAATGCTAATTTGTGATATTTTTTCTTTAATTTTTCTAAAGATATATCCACGGAATTTATTTCCAATATTTCAAATGCTTTTTGTATATCCATCCTGTGTTTTTTATGTGTGTCTCTGCGTTCGAGTATAGTATCTATTTAATTATCTATGTAATGTCTAAATAGATAATTCATGTATTAATTTATATCATTGTTATTGTCGGTTGTCTTAAATATACCTCCTTTTTTTGGTGGTGTTACTAGATTGTTTTCTAGCTTTGCGTTTTTTTACGATTGGTTCTGCTATATCATTATCATTATCATTATCAAGTGGTTCATTTGTATCATTATCGTTGTCATTATCGTTGTCATTATCGTTATTGTTTTCATAGTAATCACCAAAAAAACTAACACTCTTCTTTGGTTTATTTTTTGATGTCGTATTTTTGTTTCTATTCCTACGTTGATTCGATCCACGATGATGCGTTGTTTTGTTCAACATTTGTTCATTTTCTGTGTTGTCATTGTCATTTTCATCAGAAGAAAAAGTAGCACCCATCTATAAAAAAATATTATATACTATACATTATAAAATATTTCAACTATTATAACTTATTTTTATTACTCATCCGGTATTCCATGCACTATTTTACATAATAAATAAATGTAATTTTCTATATGGTATATTGGTCTATAGTTATTATTGTAGTATTGAAAGAATCTGTATGTTTTTATTAAAATTTCCGATAATTTTGATTCGTCAAGATAATTATCATTTATTAATGTTTTTAAAATATACCAAACACATTGTGAAATATTCAAATTATAAATTAATAAATCATACAACGTATCTCTAAATTTCAAATATCGGATGTTTTTATAATTTTTAATGATATCGATAATTTTGTTGCAAATAATTTGATAATTATCATTCATTATACTAATATTTTGTTTCTCACTTATGTTTTTAACAGTGGTTTTTTTCGTTGTTTTTTTTGCGGTGGGTTTTACAGTGGTACCATTGATGTTGTTTGTTACATAGTCAGTTTCTAGGGGTATAACTTGATTTTCACTTGAATGTATTGTCATATGCAACTCTTTTATATTTTGTATGTCATCCAAATTTATATTTTTCGCTAGTGATGTATGTGATAATTTACATTTGTTATATAATGCTTTGGTAGGTCTAGGCACTCTTATTATTTTACAACAATTTAAAATACTATCTGGTAAAAAACTCACTTCTTCCGTAATTATTACAAATTTTAAATTAATATGATTATTTATAGATTGCATATAACTATAAAAGTTTTCTAATAATTCACTATGTATTTCATGGAAATTTTTACAAATTATAATACCAGACTTATCTGTCTTTGAAGATATAATATCAACAATTTGTTGATATATATCGTGCCATAATAATTTTGCATTACATCCTAATAACGCCATATCTATTTCATAATGAATATCGCTTATTTTAAATAAAAACTGTTTTTTATCAAACATTATAGTTAGTTTTTTTTCATATTTTAAATTCGATGGACTATAACGTTTAATAAGACATAACATTTGTGTATATTTTCCAACACCAGATGGACCATATAATATAATATTGTTTAACTCGCTTATTTTTTTGGGTAGTGTTTTATATATTTTTTCTAATTTTGTATGCATATTCACTTTTTTATTGGATATAATATATTCTTCATAATGTGTGTCATAAAATTTCATTGTTGATTGGTATATTATTTGTTGTATATTCTTTATTTGTTATTTTTAACTAATAAACTAACTTAAAATTATTACTGTAAAATATATCATACAAAGGCCATATTAATACAAACAAAAACATAAACCCATAAAAATGAATCTTATTAGTTATATCGATAATTACAAAGAAGACTATGTCTATTTTAGTGATCCTATTTACAATACCATCATAAACATACCGAATAGTAAATTTATACGTATTTTATATTCTACAAAAGAAGTTATATTAAATGGTATATATATTTACATACCATTAAATGAAGTTGTTTTAGAAAAATATTATAATAAATACAAATGCAATTTCTCTATGAGCTTACAGAATAAAGAAATTATTGACAAAATAAAACAAATTGAATATAATTTATTAAAAAAATACAAGCACATATGTAATAATAAAACACCTCAATATAAAATTAGTGATCAATTACGAACTGGATTTATTAAAATATTTAATAATGTTACATCAAAATATAGTTGTAATAATTTTTTATTGAAAATATCAGGTATCTGGGAAACTTCTAATGAATATGGAATTACATTTAAATTTTCGGCTATTTAGTATATGGTTTGTATAGTTTGTATAGTTTGTGTAGTTTGTCTAGTTTGTGTAGTTTGTATAGTTTGTGTAGTTTGTGTAGTTTGTATAGTTTGTGTAGTTTGTGTAGTTTGTGTAGTTTGTATATATCAATATAATTATGAGGAAGTAGAAGTGGTAGGGGATGAACTAGAGGATGAGGTAGAGGATGAAGTAGAGGATGAGGAAGTTGTTGATGATGGTTGAGGCTGGGGTGGTAACGGACATGTTATACAATCTACTGGATAATCCACTATTACTATTTTAATTATTCTTATTATATAAAAATTGATTATAGATATTAAAACAATTAAAGAGTTATATACTGGGTTCATAATTTTACCATTTTTACTAGTATTTATACTATAATACAACATGGACGTTTGAATTATGGTTAATATAATAAATATTTTACTAAATATACTATAATCATTATTTAAATTACCACTTTTAACAATCGAATTATTTGCAGTTATTAAATATAACAAATATCCCAAATTAAGAACCATTAAAATAAATGGAACTACATATATAAATAATATTTTAACCAATCCTTCTTTTATTCCATTTTTATTAATATTATATAGATTGTGTAGGGTGTATCCAAATAACAAACTTGTACCAACAATTAATAATGAATAAGATGCTATAACTGACATATATGAAGTATTTCCTGACATCATAAAAAGAGCTAATAATCCTGTTACTGCTCCCATAAATATCAATATAACACATAGAATTTCAAATATAGATCTTACTCCTACCATGGAAGATGTAGAAGTAAACATCCAATACAATAAAAATAATAATATAAATGTTTTGAAGAATCCCATTTTTACTATTTATAATGTATGTTTTATATAATATCTTATTTTATTATTATATAATATAAAATAATAATATATAGACGTTAATATTATATAAATATTATTATATAGGTAATAAAAAATGTCATATAATTTAAATGTTACACATCCACTCATTGAAAATGCGCAAAAATATACATATTATAAAAAAACTTTATCTATTCACTCAGAAGATCGTGATTATTTGAAATATCCATCCTCGAGTGACTTTGAAATTACTTTACCTCAAGATTATTTAAATGTTCAGTCTGTCAAACTTTCATCATGGTCTTTTCCGTATAATATGAATGTATTTTCAACTTCTCAAAAGAATACAAAAATGACATTTAAAATAAATAAACCATATAATCCTGGAGAATTTGATCAACATAATATTTTACAAAATGCTATATTTTCTGCTTTATACAACTATTACAACGATGGCAACGAATTTGTTATTACTATAGGATCTGGTAATTATACTAGTACAACAATTGTTACTGAATTACAAAATAAAATGAATTATGTTGTGACAGTTTATTTATTAGAGTATTTTTTAAAAAATCATCCAGATTTAATAATTGAATTTGAATTAAGAGGGGGATATTCTAATTTTGTTCTTGCTTACAATGAAGTTGAAGAGAAGATATGGTTTGGAAATATATGCGATGGTTTTATATTAACAAATGAAACTGTAAATCTTGCACAATTTCAAGTTAATGCGTGTGATTTTTATGGATCAAATAACATCCCAAGTTTTTCGGATGTTGGATTACCTGGTCATTTAGGTTTTACTAGATGTAACAGCGAATCTATTAAAGTTTTAGACAAGAATGAAGTTCGATTCTATTATGGAGATGTTAATACTAGTGGTGATAACGGTTATTGGTTGAAAACAGATCCTACTTTAATAGGAAGTACATGTTATTTTATTAAACCACCTTATAAAATTAATATTTATCAAACTATTTGTTTTTATATTGATATTCAATTATTAAATTGCATAGACGAATTAGCACCATATAATATATCAAATTTTACCATTCATAATAGTCAAAATAATGGTATTGTAAATTCTGCATTTGCGAAAATATCATCTCAAAATTTTGCAAATGATAATCTTAGTAATTTTTTTCAGTATCCCAGTGCTCCATTTAAATATTTTGATCCTCCAGCAGAAAGAATTCGTAAATTATCAATTAAAATACGAAACCACAACGGCACTTTAGTGAATTTTAGCAATTTACCATTCACTTTTACATTAGAATTTGGTTTAATGGTTAATTCTGCACTAAAGGAATATAAAGCGTATATTCCTAAGGCGAATTAATTTTCTTATACATCTACACATCTATACATCTATACATCTATATGACAATTCTCTCGAATCCATTTTTTTACATTGTCTTCTGTTTCTTCCTGTATATTACCCTTGAATCCAGTCAATGAAATGAATCTGGGCTTTTTCATTTTTTGTGTTTTATAAAAAATGTAATTACCATATTTACCGTCTCGGATACTGAGATTTTCCGTTATTTGACGAACTATTTTTGACTGTGGATTTGTAGGTGGTTTATATAATGGGTTACCTGTGTCAAACAAAATAGGAACTACTTCTTCCAATGTTATATTGGATATTGGTCGATTCCCAAAACATGCGAGTGATTTTTTCATTTCACCACAAACTGCGTAGGTTCCATATTTACCCGATTTTATAATTATGTCATGATGTTGGTTTGGTTGCGTGGAAGCCTCCCATTTACCCAGATTATTTTCATTCGGTTTTGTGTTTGTGTTGGTGTTGTTGTTGTTGTTGTTGTTGTTGTTGTTGTTGGCATTGGCGATTGTATTTGCATCTACCAAATCTACGAGTTTGTATTCACCTCTCTTTAATTTTTCTATATCCAGTTGTAGATCCTTTCTTATAGATAAAAAGGTGATTTGTTCTTTGGGTTTTGGCTTTCTACCCCTCTTTGCTTTATCTGGTGTGGAGAGAAGTTCCTGGGTTGGAGGTGTTGTTCCTGGATGGACGCATTTGATAACTGGACCATTTTTTCCAATTATATAATAATGTTTATCATCTATTTTATATTCGATTTTGGTTGGCTTCATGATTGATTTTGGTTTTGTGTGTTTGGTGGGTTCGGTTGTCTGCGGTAGTGGCTCAGCAGTAAAATCGACGAGATCAGTTATTACATCCAAACATTCTTTGCAAACTTCATTGTAGTTTTTTTCCCCTTTTGCTACTTTATCCAAATCATTCTCCATCCTTCCTGTAAAATCATAATCAAAAAGGGAGAGAAAATGATTCTCCAAAAAATCCAAAACTATCATACCTAACGGTTGTATTACCAATTTTGATTTTTCATTTCCTATTTCTCTCGAAGTCTCTATCTCGTATATGTCGCTGGGGGTGTGAGTTCTGTCATCGTATTCTATTTCATAATCTTTGCATTCGATGGTTTGCCCCTTCACATCTTGCTTGACAGCATATTCTTTTTCTTGAATCTTATCAATCAACATGGAAAATGTAGAGGGACGACCTATTCCTTTCTCTTCTAATAGTTGAATCAATTTTGCCTCTGTATAATGCTGTTTTTGGTTTTTAATGGTTAGTGTTGCTGTAATCTTTTTGTATAAAACTGGGGTGTTAATCGGAAGATGTAACAAATATACGTAATGTTTTTCACTTTGGGACGGTTGTGTTGGAGAGAAACCAGGGTCAGCGATCTTCCACCCTGGAAAAATAAGCTGTTCTGTGTGATATTTATAGTGGTGGGGTGTTGTGTTCTGTGGTTTCTGTGGGTTCTGGTTGTTTGTAGTAGCACCTGATTGAATTTGAATCTTCGCTGTAAAACTATAGTATTCCGCATTTGACATGCAACTTTGTAATGTGTTTCTCCAAATTAATTTATACATCTTTTTCTCTCGGGGAGAGAATTTATCCGAATCAATTTGTGGCATTTTTATGTTGGTGGGTCGGATGGCTTCATGTGCTCCACCAATTGTCTCATTTGGGTTGGTTTTTGCTTTGACTTTAGTTTTGGGTTGTTGTTTTGATTTTTTGGGTTGGGGTTGGGGTTGGGGTTGGGTTTGAGTTGTGGGTGTATTGTCCTCGCCCAATAAATGCATGTTAATGTTTGGATTCAGGTATTTGTCATCATATTTTTGTAATATGTATTCTTTTGCTGTTTCTATAAACTCGCCACTATATTTATTACTATCCGTTCGCATATAAGTAATATAACCAGCTTCGTACAGTTTTTGACATATTTTCATTGTTTCTTTGGGTGACACGTGTAATTCATTGCTGGATACTTGTTGCAATCTCGATGTTGTAAATGGACAGGGTGGTAGTTTGAATGTTCTCTCGGGATTCGTGCGAGTATATATGTGATTGTTTGCATTGTTGGCTGAATATTCTAAAAAATCCAATACGGGTTCTTCTTGTTGTGGGGTTGTTGGGGGTGCAGTAGGAATATCCTGGTTTAATTCAAACGGAATACACTGATTTGTGAAATATCCGGTTATTTTGTATGCTTTTGTACCAGGGTTTTTGCGAATCTCCTTTTCATTATCATACAAAAGACGGAGTGCGGGTGTTTGACATCTACCCGCGGAGAGAGCGTTCTTTGAATTATACGCTATGTATTTCCATAATAGTGGAGAGATATGAAATCCGACAAAAAGGTCGATCATTTGACGTGCTTGTTGGGCATAAACAATATTCATGTTTATGGTGGATGGATTGCGCATGGATTGTTCTATAGCGGATTTGGTAATTTCATGGAAAATAATACGCTTGGTTGAATCGGGGTTTAGTTTGAAAAGCATACAAATATGCCATGCTATGGCTTCGCCTTCTCTATCATCATCTGTTGCTAAGATGATTTCTCTCGAATTGGCTATTTCTTTTCTTAACACTTCAATGTGTTTTTTCTTGATTGCGTTGTCGATGATCGTGAATTGGGGTGTGAATCTTGGTATTGGTGTTTCTGAAATGTTAATATTTTTCAGGGTGTTTAATTCTCTCAAATGGCCGTAACTAGCCATGCATTTGTATCCGGGTCCGAGGTATTCTTCGATTTTTTTGCACTTTGCAGGGGATTCCACAATAACGAGAGTTTTTTGTATTGTTGCGTATTTATTTGACATGGTTGATGTGTGGTTTATTATAATAGATTTGTTGTGTTGTTTGTAGGAGGGGACCTATTATAATAATTATGGTTTAATTTTTAAGTTGGTATTTATTTGTGTTTTCTTTGTGTTTTGTTTGGTTTTCTTTGTGTTTTGTTTGGTTTTCTTTGTGTTTTGTTTGGTTTTCTTTGTGTTTTGTTTGGTTTTCTTTTGTTTTTGGATTTATTGTGTTTTTTGGATTTGGATTTGCGGTTATAGGATTTGTATTTTTTTGGTTGTTTGCGCTTGTTTTTTCTGGTACCGCCTTCTGTATCCATGGTATCACTTGGCTTTTTACTAACATCATTAGCATCACATAATGCACCATCCGCACAATCTCCACAATCCTCTTCATCATCATTAAAATCTACACCATCTATATTTTGTAAATTATCTGATTCATTTAATATATTTACACTTTTTAATAATTCATTTAAATTATTATATAATACATTTGTAATACCAGCATTGTTAATTTGAACAGAATCAATGCTATTCTTAAAAAAAGACACTATTCTATTTTTAATATCTTGTTTATCTTTATCTTTTAATTTATTAGTTAAATACAACTTTATTAAAGTTTCAATTGTATAAGGCAATTGAAACTCAAGATTCCAAAATGGATTAGATCTATCACCATTATTTTTTTTTGGTTCTGTATATTTTATTTCTGATTCAGAGTAACCATCTTTTTCAAAAACGTCTTTGGGAGGAGGTGCTGATTTAATATAATAACTAATATTTATATATTGGTTTTCTATTTTAATATCTATTTTTGGAATTTGTACAGGACCAATAGAAACTGGTAAATCAAATTGTAATTCTGGTTTAAATAATTTAAATAAATCGTTAATATCATATGATTCAGCATTATTAGAGGCCAATGTAGAAATATTTGATGTAAAAAATGTATCTAATTTAGGTAATGTATATATATCATTTAAAAATGTCGTAATGTTGGTGGGGTTTGAATCATCAATATATTTACTTAATTTTTTTATATATTCAAAAATGCGCATTTTAATACTATAATTTTCATAAATTAATAATTGAACCATACATGTATTATAAAAATTATCAACTGATGTATAATTTTTAATATTGTCAAAATCTGATAATCTATAATTCATTAATGAATTAAATCGTTCTAATGGTTCTATAGCTGAACAATCTATTTGGGTTATTTTTTTAATAATATTATTATATTTAGTTATTAGGTTTTTTAATGGACCATACTGATCTCCATTATTTGATGATGCTTCACTAATTTGACTATCATCCATTACAGAATTGTCTTCTTGTTCTTCTTCTCCTTCCTGTATAGTATATAATGTAGGTTGTGATGATAATTTTGATGGTGATGTAGTGTCAATAAATTTAGAAAATGCTTTTAAAAACATGAAAGAACTTAATAATTGTGTTGAAATAAATGTCGCTTTCGTTTCGTTGTTTGGTTTAAACAAACCTGGTGTAAATTTCCAACCTTTACCACCAGTTTGCATCCATACAGATTGTAATATGTCACTATTACCTGAAAGAAAGTTATACATTGTTGAATCACCTATAAAAGAATCTACCGTTGTAACAGCATAAACACCTTTATATGTTGTAAAAATTAAATCACCAATTGTTTTGTTACCTAATAATAGTAAGTTTTTTAATCCTATATCAGTAATTGATGATGCATAATATTCAGTCTCTTCTATATTAAAAGGTTGAACTCCTGTATAAATAGTTAATAAATTAGGATTTTTATTCAAAAGCAATATACTAACTTCTTTTATAGAGATTAATCCACCTTTATCTCCTTCACCTAGTCTGCTTCGTGGAATATCGACCGCTTTTAATAACATATTTATAGTAATGTTCCCACAAAAACCAAAAATAGCTTGTACTTGTATAGATTGGCTTTTATCTTCTTGAATTGTTACCACAACTAAATGATAAAACATTTCAGTATTATTATTATATACACTATAAACTGTATATTTGTAATAACCAAAAACATAGTTAAATATTGCTGGTTCAATATTATCAGGCGTTTTTTTATCTATTTTACTTGATCCACCACATCCATCAAAACTACTAATTGGATATGTCTCTGTTTGTACTGATAAAATGGGGGGGTTCGTCAACAATGTTTCTGTCAACAATGTTTCTATTGTATTTTTTTTTTCATCATCATAATCACAATAGTTTAAACATTCGGTAAGAAATTCTTCTTTTTTATCATCATCTAAATTTCCAAAATAATTTGCAATATCTATTGTATCTAAATTTCTACCCGATTCACTATACACAAATTTTGTTGGTCCGTTACTAATATTATAAATATGTTTAATTAATTCGAAATAACCTTCACGTTGTCCTAATAATCTTGTTTCTATATTTGGTAGTAATAATTTATTATTGGTTTCTACTATTTCTTTTTGTAAATTTGTAATAGCTTTTGTTCTCATATCATGTGTTTTAACTTGATTTACATTTTTAAAGTTACGTTCATAGATTTCAATAATTGTATTTGCATAACAATCATCTAATTCACTGATTATTGATTGTGATGAATCGCCTAAAAGGTTCGAAGCCAAAAATTTTATACCTTGAAAATAGCTATTATTTTCTGGAAATGGTATTTTAAATACATCATGCATTAGATCACCAACATCGATTATGAATTTTGCTTTTATATATTTATATTTGAAGGTTTCTTTATTATATAAATTATTAAGCTCGACAGGTAGGTCATTTGTTGAATTGACTTCTATTTTATTATATACGTTTGCTGTAAAATGGTTAAATAAATTATCAATATTTCTTTTTATGGAATTCCAATTATTATTCTCTATTGTTATATTTGACTCATATGGCTCATATGGCTCATATAAATTATATTTTATTCTTGTAAAATAATTATTTATCAACATTTCATTAAGATCTGTTCCATTTTGAATATATGTGTTTCCAGCAGGTACTGCAAATTCACTAGTAATTGTAGGTAATGATCTAGATTTTGTAACATTAGAATAATTTGACGCATTTTCATTATTTTCATTATTTGGCTTTTTAAAATATTCTAAAAATCGTTTAATAAATTCACGATTACTATTGAATGATGTCTTGCTTCTATTTAATTTTTTTTTATTATCCTGATTATTACTAAAACAAACAATCAATCTATGGTTAAACTCGGTTTTATTTGGATCATCAGGATATATTTTAATGTAAAATGTACTCATATTTTTTTTTATTCCTTCAAATATATTATTCAATGTTAAATTATATTTATTATATTTATCCGTTACAACGCGATTCTTATCGCCCTGCTTTTTTTTTAAATTTAGATATTCTTTGTATTGTATTTGAAAATCTTTGTAATTTTTACTTTTAATTACTTCTTCTTGAATTATATTAACTAATTTACTACAAAAATCGTTAAATTTCTTTGTAATATCATTAACAGTATTTACATCTTTCACGATAACTTTTTGTTTATTTTTATCATTATTAACATAATGTACAGCAATAGCATCATCATTATTATCATCTGTATTTTTATAATAACTTTTTAATATATCTAATATATCAATAGTGACTGATGTGTCAGTATAAATTTTATCTAACGTATCTAACGTATCTAATTCATCATTTAATGATAAATTATTATTCATACTATCAATATCATCATCCATAATATCACCATTACTATCAATTTCATAATTTTTATCATCATTAATACTTTTATATAAAGGTATATTATCGTCTCTTTCTAACAATTGTCTTTTATCTTCATTTCTTTTATTTTTATCACCATTATCAGGCAAAAAACCTTCTGGATTTCTTGGGTCCTCTCTTTTTGATTTATTTAATGAAATTTTTTGTATAATATCTGGAAAATAACTAAAAAAATTACTCATAATTCAAATATAATTTAAAATAAGTATATATTTTAAATTATTTATTACACCTTTTTATATTTTTACTCTTTATCGATCACCACTTCCCTCGCTATTTTTCGAATTATTTTCTCTTTGTTTTTCTCTCCAGTACCAGGAACGCCTCCCATTGTCTCCATGATGATTTGATTGTATTCATCTGATTTTTTGGAATCCGACTTCATGCATTCTGGATATTTATTCTGAAATGCCGGTAATAATCCCAGGTTTTTACTAACAACACTGCTAATCACCTGTTTTATCTTCTGTTTTTCGTCATTTTCTTTCTCCCATTTATCCTGATCTTTCACATACATGATTTCTCTCTTTATATCACTGCAATGCACGGGACGTTTTTCAATGTCTAAAGCTTTCAGGTTTTTGATGATTATTTTCGATATACCTTCCACATATCCCAGCTTTCCAATGTTTTCTAAATCGGATAGTTGGAGAGAAATATTCTCGATAAACTCGGATAAATTCATTGCATCTTTGCATGTTTCATTTAAGAAAAACTGTAGATTGAATGTTTTGTTGTTGCTATTGGTTTATAGTTCTAAATCAGTTTGATTTATATTATGGCCCTTATCTTTCGTAAGATATATTATCATATCCATCATCATTTTATTTTGCTGTTGTAACAACGAAGCTGCTTTAATTGTCTCTTTAAGTAGTAACATTAAAAAATTATCATTTTCAACTTCATTATCATCATTATCATTTTTAACTTCATTTTTATTTTTACATTTTTGTTGATGTTTCCACAAACCAGAGTTATCTTTGTATTTTTTACCACATAAACAATGATAAACTTTGCATTTATTACTCTCGGTTTGTGTTTGTTCCGATACTTTTTTTAAATGTTTTATACATCTCAGGTGTCTTTTCCAATCACTTTCATAACAACATTCAAAATTACATTTGTCGCAATGAAATTTTTTATTGCTTTTTATTTTGTTTTGTTCTCCGTTTATATTTTTATTATGTTTATTGCTTTTAATATGTCTTAGAAAGTCATCTTGTTTATAACATTGTATATTGCATATATCACAAAAAATTTTTGATTTATCGAGATATGGAGATGCAGTGTTTAATGACGAGTTTAATAATGTGTAATGTTCATACTCTTTTATTCGTGCTTCTGTTACGTCTTTACAATTATATTTTGCAATCTCTATCATATCCCAATTATCCCATCCTCCATTATCACGTATTGTTTTATAAATTTTAGACTTGTTTGTAATAATATTACTACATACTTTGTGATGATATTTTCTTTTAGTAAAATTAGTTGTATGACCTACATACACATCTTTTATTGAAGAATCTTTGCAATATATCTTATATATAATAGTATTCGAATAATCAATCAATTCTTTTGGCATAATTATAATATAATTGAAATATTAATATTTAAGTTAAAATCTTATAATATCTTATACTATCTTATTTTTTCCTAAATAATAAATAATTACATAGATCTGAAAGAAAACGATATGTGTGGAAGCCTCTCCATTCGATAAAATTAAGATATTCATTTGTTTTATAAATATATGACACATAATCAATCAAATCATAAATCTATCAGAACAAACAATACAAATACAACAAACAAGACAAACATTGTTGTTTCAAGATATAAAAAAAATGTAGATTTTGTTTATCGCATAAACAACAACCAAAATATCAATGTTTTGATTTACGATAAAGAAAATCCGAATAATCCATTGAATGTACCAGTTAATAAAGGAAATGAAGCATCGGTTTATTTAAAATATATAATAGACTATTATGACAATTTATCCGAATACACCTTTTTTATTCACGATGAAGAATATGCATGGCATCACTCTGGAAGTTTAATCGATAAGTTTAAAGAGGCTGTTGCTAGTAAAAAAAAATATTATAACATTAACGACAAATGTAGCAATTCAACGAATGGGGTATTGAAAGAATGTCAAGAAAAAAAGTGGTTAAACGGTTTCTTAGGTTGGTATAAGCAGTTTCTTGATAACTATATCCCATTTAACCAATTGGATTTTACAACTTCTTATAGAAATAGCGCACAATTTCTAGTACATAAAGATATAATAAGAAAATTACCTAAAAAGTTATATATTGATTTATATAACTGGATAATCACTACAAATCTACCAAACAGTCAGAGTGGTAGATACTTAGAATGGACGTGGCATATCTTATGGGAAACATACCCCAATTTAGAAAATAGGGATAAAATAAACGGTATTTACTCCTTATCAATAGCAACCTCTTTTGCAATTCTTTTAACGATCTTTTCTTTATTTTTTATACCTACTTCTGCACCACCAGCCATTGCCTCCATAATAATTTGATTGTATTCATCTGATTTTTTAGATTCTGGATTCATGCAATCTGGATATTTCTTTTGAAATTCTGGTAATAATCCTAGATTTTTACTAACAACACTACTAATCACCTGTTTTATTTTCTGTTTTTCGTCATTTTCTTTTTCCCATTTATCTTTATCTTTTACGTACATGATTTCCCTTTTTATATCACTGCAATGCACTGGTCGTTTTTCAACATCCAATGCTCTCAAATTTTTTATGATTATCTTCGATATACCTTCCACATATCCCAAGTGCCCGAGGGTTTCTAAATCAGACAGTTGGAGAGAAATGTTATCGATAAATTCTGAGATATTCATTGCATCTTTGCATGTTTCATTCAAAAAGAATTGTAGGTTGAACGTTTTATTATTGTTGTTTGTGTGATTGATGTTGTTTTGGTTAATAGTGTTTATATTTGTATTATTACCCACATTATTTTTCATCATATCCATCATCATTTTATTCTGCTCTACTAATAAATTCTTAAATTCACTGTTTTCTTTCATCAAAATCATAACTATATCCTCTTTATTTATAATCAAATTATCAGGTTTGTCTAATTCATTTGTGCATTTTTGTTGGTGTTTCCATAAACCTGATGATGTTGTATATTCTTTACCACAATTGCAGTTGTATGTTTTTTTATGTTTTTTTTGAGTTCCATCAGTTCCATCCACATTGAGAATATGTTTGCGCCTCAATAAATGTCTATCCATATCTGTCTTTAGACTGCATTTAAAGTCACATTTTTCACAGTTAAATTTTGATATGTTTTTATTATGTTTTTTTTCTTCCATTTTGTTCCTAAATTGGAAGTAGAAAAAAACATAGATATTCAAACGCATTGTTTTCAAAAAAATTTATGGTAACGTTTTGAAAATTAAAATTTTGGTAACCACTGCTTAATTTTCAATTATGGTCACAAAAACAGTTTTTGCAAAAAAGTTTTTTAGAAAACAGAAAATGGACATTTATTTTTGTCCATTTTTCAAATTCCAAAAAACTTTTGTGAAAATTTTCTTTGTTTTTTTTGGATCTCACTAAAAAACAAATATATAATTATTATTTTTGTGTAACTGCATATCATCATGATGAAAATGATAACTTAACTAGTTTTGTTTTATTCGAGGTGTCAATTGTAGAAAATGGTATGTGATTTTTTATTTTTGTGATACATTTTTTTGTAATGAACTTGTAAATCCACATAAATCCCATTAATGTTATCATAGAAAACCCTATTACAGCGGTAATAGCAATATTGAATTGACTATTGCATTTTATGGAATATTTTTGATGTGTTTTATAGTAATATACAGTAAGCATTGGAAATATGAATAATCTGAATAGAATAAATAATGCATAAAATACTGTGTTGATAAATTTATATAATATCGTTGTTTTATCCTCGATAAGTCGGTTCAATGTTAAAAACACGGTTTGAATTTCTACAGTTAAAGCTAGACCGGCATGCCATTCAAATGCTTTTTCTATTATAGGGGATAAACATATTATAAATGTAATTCCATGATGTAGTAATAAATCGCGAGGTTTGCTAATTACGCAATATGGAAAATTGTATATCAATAAACTATCGATAATTATATATCCAATAAATGAATATAGGACTATGGAAAATAAATTTATGAATATATAATCGTATGTATTGGTAATAACAAGAAGTAAATAAACACTGTTTAGTATAGATATAATTGAAAGAACAATCACATTAAATATATCGTGTAAAAATATAGCCAATAATTTATTTTCGTTTTCCATTTTGTCTGTTAGTCTGTTTGTCTGTTTCTTTTTTATTGAAAAAAAAACATTTGAAATATTAGATCAATTTTTCTTTTTATTTTGTTTTTGTTTTTTGTTTTTTTTGTAGCAGTTTAACCATGGCACTTACACATTATTTTTTTTGGTTTATTTACATTTGAATTTATATTATATAAACTATCAATATAGTCTCCACAACTGTTACATGTATCACTAATGATATGTATCTTAGGTAATTCGTCATCGAATGTATGATATACGACTCCCCAATGACATTGTAAGTTATTCGTTCCGCTGTAGTTAAAACGATAAAATAAGAGTACCTTTTCCATGATGTAGTTTATTTCTCTCTTACATTCTTTTACCAAGCAAATAGTATTATATGTTTTTACATCATAAAAAGCATAACTTTTTATAATATCTATTAATTCATCTGCAAATTGGTATTTATCCCCAATTGCGTTTAATAGTAGTTGTTTTTCAATAGATCTTGTCATTTTAGATTCTTTTATATAGAAAGAAAAATTTGTTAAAAACCATTTCAATTTTTTATTTTTTGGTTTTTTATTTCTGATTTCTGAAAAGACTTTACATTTTTATGATAATATTTTCCCAATCGTCAATTTTTTTTTTTGCCATAGCATGTAATATCTGGGATTCAAACTTTGCATAATCTGTAACAAAAAGCCCATGTTCGTTGTGTTTAAAAACACGATTATCAAATAACGTTTTGGCATCCTCAAATGCGTCGTATAAATCGAAATTATGATGGTTTAATTTGTATATCATGCAACGATCAAAATCATATGCACTCAATAAATCCGCTTCTCGTACAATATGATATGCAAATTGATATTTGCCCAAATTAGGGAATCCGTTTTTTTTGACAGTGGAATAGGACATTGTCGATATGATTTGTTTAGTAACGTCCAATTCTTCAAATGTAAGTTTATCTTTTAAAAAATATTCAATTTCTTTTATGCCTTCATCTTGATTCATGTATTTTTTATCACACATGTCATGAACGATGGCGGATGTGTATATAATGCGTTCATAATCTTTAATAGGAGGATATTTATACAATTCATTTTTGTATATATTATGCGCGTAGTTTAGAACATTCATACTATGGGTTAAACCATGGGACTCATCAATGCTATATTTTAGAGAAGTTGTAAATACGAATTTTAATAATTTTGTTATTAGCATCTTGCAGTGTATATAATATGTTTATATTATCTTTATGTAGTATTTTATGTTGTTTTCTTTATTTGATAAGTTTCACTTACGTGGTTATTTTTTAGCATGTTTGAATTCTTTCCATGACATGGTAGTCACCGCTTGTTTAATGACAGGCTTCATAGTTTCAGTTTCTTTGTCTAATTTTTCGGCTTTTTTCAATGCGCTATCAATATACAATTCTTTTAGCAATGTTCCAACAGCAAAAGATCCTTCATGTTGATCCAACTCTCCTCGTTCAATTTGTTCTAATACTCCTAAGAATCGATAAAGAATATCAAGATCAATCTCGTCTTTACGTACTTTATTGTATATATCAGTGTAGTATGTGCATAAAAAATTACATTCGACGATGCATTCTAGATGTGCGGATTCCATGTCTCCAGGATATTTGTTTTTTATTTCAATTACTTTTTGTACTTCTTTACGTAAAACTTCACTGTGCTTTAATTTGCGAATTAACTCGGTCTGATCTTCTACATTATTTGCTTTGATCATTTTTTGTAGTTGTAATCTAGCATCGTCATCCATTTTTGTTGTTTTTGGTTTAATATATATAAAGTAAATTAATTTCTTTAAATTTTATTTTTTACATGTAATATATAGATATAGTTTATAAATAATAAAATGGCACCTACCACACCACCACTTGGATCTACATCTGGAAGTTTAAATGCGCCACGATATCAAGTATATTCGAAAACATCATTATCATCAACAACATCTGCACCAACAGCACCTATAACAAGGGCAACCACAGGAGGTAAAAAAGCAAAAAAACAACATGGTGGTAGCAGTACAACAACTGTAACAAGTAACTATACTCCTGTAACGTATAAGTCATCATCAGCTGCAACTCTTTCAACAACTTCAAATCAAAATCAACTAAATTATAGTCAATCTGTATCAAATAGTGCAAATGATAGTGGACAGGCTAATCACATATGGAGACAACGAGCTACATCTTCAATTACACCTGGGACAACAGCAACAGCATCAACCGGTGGTAGTAGAAGAAAATCCAGAAAATCTAGAAAATCCAGAAAATCCAGAAAACATAAAAGAAGAAATACATACAAAAAATAATAATATATATAAATATGCCATCAGGTAGAAATTGGATAGTGTTTTTATATATTAATTTAGCATTTATTATATTAATATCTTCTGTTTATGCGTTGTTATCAATTAATAACGTTATGAATAATTGGGCAGAATATAGATGTGATGCACTTTTAATGCCATTTGCTGGATTGATAATGCAACCTACATTGCCACCTGGAACTACACCATCACAATATACGCAACAAAATTTTCAATATTGTACGAACAACATGATGACTAATTCAATGGGAGACTTTTTACAACCATTGGAATACAATAATCAACTTGCTGCTACTAATGCAACAAATATGAGTAATTCATTAAATGATGCACGTTCCAACTCAAGTAATGTTAGAGGTGCATTAAGTAATATTACAACATCTTTAGGTAATGTATTTACAAACGCTAGTGCTAATTCAAAAACAATAACTGGTTATGGAACATCTTTATCAGGAAAAGCACAAGTATTGGGTACTGCATCGAATAATGCTATTAGTTCAAATATTAGTGCTTTAAATAGTATGCCACAAACATAGTAATTGTATATGTAAAATTATAAATAAATTATTTAATAGTAATATTATTCATTATATATAGTATAGCATTGTATATTATCATAATATAACAAAGTATATAATATAAAAATATATAATGAATAAAAAGGATGATTATATGAATATAGGAGAAAGTGTTAAAAATTTAAAACATATTTATAAAAAAAATACTTATTTTAAAAGCTATGGGACCTCCATTTTTTTATTCATATTTATAACACTTATTTTCTTTTTATTTTTTTCATATTATAATGTCAAAAACAACATATATAAATATCAATCGAATCCAGCAGAATATAGATGTCATCCTAGTGTAATGCCATTTGCTGGATATATTTATCCGCATCCAGGAATGACGAATAGTCAGTTCAACAGATCCAACATAATGTATTGTATGAGAGAAATATTAAAAAATGTATTATCAGACGTATTGCAACCATTAGAATATATTGCACAACAAATACAAAATATACAATCGTTAAATATTGGATCTTTGAATTCTTTACGAGGTTTATTTAGTAATATTCGTAATGCAATGAGTGGAGTATTTGGATTATTGTATAATTTATTGGAAAACTTATTTGCATCGATAAACTATATCATTGTTTATTTATCTAGTGCATTTGTTAAAATTGTAACAATACCTTTATCAGTACTTTACGCGAGTAATATTGTTATTTATTGTTTGAGAATTATTGGTAAAATGTTATTGAATTCGATAATAACAGCATTATCAATTTTAGCAGTATTTATAACAGGAATATTTATTTCAGTATTTGTAGCTGTTTATGAAGTAACTTTTGACGTCCCAATTTTAGGTCCAACTTTAGCTCCTATTTTATCTAGTGCAACTGCTATTGGTATAGCTTCAATATTTTTAGTAACATATATAATAATTGCAGTTATTTATGGAGAGATTGCACATGTTCTCAAGATAGCATTAGATATATCATATGAAGAAGCCCCAAATCCACCAAAATTGAGACCACCATTTTAATTTCAAGTGTGATATTCTCATGATTTATAATTATCTTTTTTCTAGATGTATTATATAAATTATGAAATTTAATTTAAAAAGCTTTAGATTAGGTGATTTTTTAAGTAAAAGAATAAATACAATATTATTAATTGTTATTTTAATTATCATATTAACTGGTCATGTGGTATGTTCATGTTCAAAAATGAGCGCTAGTAAGATAGTTGAGAAATTAACAAATCAAACAAATCAAAAAAATCAACAAGCAAAGGCAGATCTAGTTAAGAAGGTAGGTAAGAAGGTAGGTAAGGCGGTAGTTGTTAATAAAGTTACTGCTAATAAAAAAAGTGTGGAAGGATTTACACCAGCCAACATTAATTATGGACAATCATCACCATACAATTTAGGAAGTCCAGGTGGTACAGCTACAATAGATATAAACAGTTGGAATCAGCCAGATTTAGTAGTTAAGTGTGACGGTACTTATGGCAAAGGTGTAGCCGATATTTTAGGTCGTCCGAAACAACCAATTCCATTACCAGAAGGTGAGTTAGATATGTTTGCAACAACACCATTCAAACCAGAATGTTGCCCTAGTTTTTATACCAATTCTATGGGTTGTGCATGTATGACTCCAAATCAATATAATTATCTGCAAACTCGTGCAGGAAATAATGTCCCTTATTCAGAATATTAAAATACTTTACATAAATTACAATTCTTGATATAATAACTGAATAGCATCTTTGACTGATAGATCTATATTTGTATTATTTTTATAATCATACATGAATTGTAAAATCTCATCTCTAGAATTTTTCAAAAAATAAAAACACTCGAATTTTGACCACCATAATTCTCTTTTGTTAGAATAATATTCGGTGTCATTTATTGGTTCAACGATGATAATATCGTTAAAATCAAAAAAGGAAACATGTTTTTTATTTGTAGCATTTGTTTCAATTTTTGTAATAATTTTGTCCATTGTTTCTTTTACAATGATTGATATATTATGATTCATTATATTTAATTCATAATATATTTTTATCTAAAATCTTTTTCAACATGACGAATCAATATTCTGACATTTTCCAACATAATAACTAGATCATTCTTACCATCTGTATTATTGACTGAATCTATTTTTTGTTCTAGTGCCATTTTTAATCGATAAAGAGAATTTATATAGGTGTTTGTTTTATCAGTCATACCTTTTGATTTTGCTAAAATCATCCAGCCGAGTTTTTCAAACATTTCAACGTACCAATGTTGAATGCCTCCCATGGTTGCTTTGCAACATTCGCCAGGAAACCGTCTTCTAGAATGTGTTTTGGTTTTTTGGTTTTTCTACTGCGTGTGCGATTATTTGCCATTGCCATTGCTATTGCTATTGTATATACTACGCAAATAAAAAATATAGTTATATTTAGTTATAAATTACATATTACATATTACATATTACATATTACAAATTAACCTAATCTTCAAATAAATTAAACGTACATACCTCGAATTGCCATATTGTCATCGCGTTCTTTTTTTATCAGTTTATCGACTATATCTTTTGTTATTGTAAATGGGAATTCTACCTTCATAGACATATCTTCTTCAAATAAATTGGACCCAGGCTTCATCAATCTGTAAAGATTCAATTTTGTGTGAATAATTTCCAAACATCTCTTTAATGAACGAACACCATCTTCTTTATTACAATGATTTTCAATAATATAGTGAATAGAATCTTCTGGTAATATAATTTCATCACTAGTAAATTTTACTTGTTCCTGAATTTTTGGCAATAAATACTGATAAGAGATAACAGTTTTTTGCTTTTTATCATATCCCTTGGTTTGAATACAATACATACGATCACGTAAAATAGGATTTACTTTGGATTCGTCATTGTAACTGAATATGAATAAACATTTACTTAAATCGAAATCAATATCCGCGAAATATTTATCGTGAAATTGACTATTTTGAGATGTATCTGTTAAATGTGTCAATATTCCGGCAATTTCTTCACCTTTTGGAGTATCACTGATTTTATCTAATTCATCAAAATAGATAACTGGATTCATGCATTTACTGTCAATGATAATTTGGACAATTTTACCCCAGACACTGCCTTCATAAGTATAAGAATGACCTTCTAGGAAAGAACTGTCAGTTGCACCGCCTAGTGCGATAAATGCGAAAGGTCGATTCAAAATCTTACTGACGCCTTCTTTGACAATGGATGTTTTTCCAGTACCCATAGGACCCTTGATTGCAATAGCAGTTCCAATTGCGTTTGGGTTTGTTATTAACTGACCGAACATTTGCATGATTTGCATTTTTGCGTCATTTAAACCATAAACAGCGTCGTTGAGTGTTTTTTGAGCTTGTTCCATGAATTCATGACATTTTTCAACGCCATCTGCTATATTGACTGGAAGTGTTCTGTAATTACCGAAAGGAATGGACATAAACGTATCGATCCAACCTTTCAATTTTGAATATTCACCGCTTCCTGGTTCAGCATAACGAAGTGCATTTACCTTTTTCATAGCAATTGCTTTGAATTGAAGTGGAATATCTGATTCTAATATGGAAATTCGATATGGTTTTTCGATTCTGGTTATTTTGTTAATTTCGCGTAATTCTTTGATTAATTTTTTTTGTTCTGGAATAGCCATTTCAGTGAAAACGGATTTATCATTCATTGTATTTTTATTATGAATGATATGATTGAAAATACGCGAATTTTTCTCTGATTGACGTTTTTCACGTTTTTCTGCCATTTTCTTTTCGTATTTTAGTTTTTTTTCACATGCTTTTAAACATGTTTTTGCTATATCAGAATTGGAAGTTTTACAGATTTCTTGTAATTGTTTTAAAAGTTCTTCGTCACTCTTATCTTTGTTTTCTTTACTGTTTAAAATCTCCAATGTTTTTTCCGCTATGTCTTTTTTATCTGGTGTTTCTACGTCTGGTTTTGACGTTGTTTTTTCGCCTTTGGTTTTCTTGTCCTTGGATTTTTCTTCTTTTACTGTTTTTTTTGTTTTCTTGTCCTTGGATTTTTCTTTAGATTTTTCGTCTTTAGATTTACCCTTGGTTTTTTCATCTTTTGATTTATTTTTATTGCATTTTTTCTTTAATAATTCTTCATCATTATCAGATTCTGATTCTGAATCTGATTCTGATTCAGTTTCACTACATTCTGAAACATCTTCATCTACATCTTCATCTTCAGTTTCATAAAATTCATCTTCATATTGCTCATCTAAATCATCTTCATCATCGTCATAAACATATTCATAATTATCCTCCCCTCCAATGGTTAATATAATATTTACGTTATTTGATTTATCGTCTTCATCTTCAGAATCGTCGTCTTCACTTTCATCTTTACTCTTGCGATTTTTTGATTTCGAAGAAGATTTTGATTTTGATGATGATGATGTTGATTCACGTTTGGATTTAGCAGGTGTTTTTGATTTTGTTTTTTTGTGTTTTACTTCCTCTTCTTCCTCATCCTCAGACGATTCACTTTCGGAAGATTCGTCTTTTCTATTCTTTTTTGCATTTTTTTTAATTTTGTCACCTAATTTAACTGTTTTTTCCAAATGTTTCGATGGGAACATTTTTTTCAAAAAACGTCTATATTCATGTGAGTCAATTGATTCATCTTCTTCTTCTGGATCAAATTCTTCATCATCATCCTCTTCATCGTCAGTTGACCATTCAGAATCAGAACCTAATTCAATATCAGATTCCTCATCACTGGATTCGTCGCGTTTTCTGTTTTTGGATTTATCAGCATTTTTTGATAATTGGGATTTTGATGTAACAGAGGTTTTAATTTGTTTGACCATTTTGATATTGGATATTGGATGTTGGATATTTAGAAGTTTAAATAAAGCAAGTGTTGTAAAATTTCAAAAGTTATATGATTATAAGACAAGTTTGTATTTTTTGTGGTATCCAACAAAAATAAAAACCAAATCAATTTTTTATTTATTTTAGTTTTTAAGTTTTTTTACTCATAAAATTAAAATAAAATTGATTCGTTTGTCGGAGATTAACCAAAATTAACGCACACAACAAATCGAAGTACAAATAAAATTAATAATAATACAATAATAAACAATCTAAATATATCTTATAATAATAAGGAAGACATAAAGTATATAGTAATTGTTTAATTTCTAATACTTAAAATACCATGTCGAATAAAGCTTTAACCACAACTACAAATGTTAATAATAAACAGGTTGCACTAAAAAATTATTCTAAAATTATTGGTGTCCAGTTTAGTATGTTATCTCCAGATGAAATTCGAAAAGGTTCTGTTGCAGAAATTACCAGCAGAGATACATACATAAATAACAAACCAGTGATTGGTGGTTTATTTGATCCTCGCATGGGTGTCTTAGAACCTGGATTAATTTGTCCAACGGATGGTTTAGATTACATGCAGACACCTGGTTATTTCGGACATATTGAACTAGCACGACCCGTGTTTTATATTCAATATTTGAGTACAATTCTAAAAGTACTGAGATGTGTTTGTTTTAAATGCAGTAAGCTTTTAGTAAGTAAACAAAAATACAAACAAGCATTGAAATTGATGGGTGAAGCAAGGTGGAAGTATGTTTTTGCATTGGCCAGTAAAATTAGACGTTGTGGGGAAGATACGGAAGATGGTTGTGGATGTTTGCAACCAAACAAAATTCGTAAAGAAGGGTTGTCTAGTATTTTCGCCGAATGGAAAAATGATGGTAATGAAGAAACAGATGAAAATATTGTAATCAAGCTAACTCCTGAAATTGTTTTGAAAATATTCAAAAGAATATCAGATGAAGATGTTTCATTTATGGGTTTTAGTCCTATTTGGTCGCGTCCAGATTGGATGGTTTGTCAAGTCATGGCAGTTCCACCACCAGCTGTTCGACCATCTGTGAAACATGATGCCCAACAAAGAAGTGAAGATGATCTTAGTCATATTTTAGTAAATATTATTAAAACAAACAAAACATTACAGGATAAGATTCAAAATAATGCGCCTTCAAATGTGATTGATGATTGGACAACTGTTTTGCAATATTATATTGCTACACAGGTTGATAATAAAATACCGGGTGTTGCTTCTGTTGCGCAACGTTCTGGTAGGCCATTGAAATCAATCAAAGATCGTTTGAATGGAAAAGGGGGTCGTATGAGGGGTAATTTAATGGCGAAAAGAGTCGATTTTAGTGCTCGTTCCGTTATTACTGCGGATCCGAATATCTCGATTCGAGAATTGGGTATTCCAATGAAGATTGCCAAGAATATTACCAAGCCAGTTGTCGTGAATAGCGCGAATAAAGCGTTTTTGACGAAATTGGTTCGAAATGGTCCAGAGGTGCATCCAGGTGCAAAAATTCTGGAGAAGAAGAACGGCGATTCAATTACGTTGCGATATATTGATAGAGCTTCTATTGTTTTAGAAGAGGGTGATGTTGTCCACCGTCATATGATGGATGGCGATCCAATCCTATTCAATAGACAGCCAACATTACACAGAATGAGTATGATGTGTCATATCGCGCGAATTATGAAACGTGGTGACACATTTAGAATGAACGTAGCTGATAGACTTGGTGTTAGCAACAGGGAGCGTGAAAAGCGTGTTACTCCCTAGTTTATATTTTGAAAAAGATATAAGCGAGACCCCTTGATGCGGGAAGTCCCTTAGAGCCTTTACTACCACTCACATATGGGAAACCTTCGTGAGGATCTCGGTTAATAACCGAACCCGACGGTAAGAATGTAAAGGATTGGGTAATCCGCAGTGTTACTTCCTAATGTCGTTATGACTAGACTATGGAAGGCATTCAGAGACTGAACGGGGGTCCGTCAATAATGATAGGTCAGTCACCTAGAATTGATGTAAGATACAGTCCAGCCTTACCAGAAATGGTAAGGATTGTATTTAGACCAAACCATACAACGCAGATCAAATTTTGTGACTATATATGGTCACATTCCATCGAGGTCTGCAACAGGGAGCGTGAAAAGCGTGAAACTCCCTAGTGAATAAATTAATAATTGAGGAAAACAATATAAAAAATATGATATGATAATATACATGGCGGATACTAGCTTAACAATTGTCTGCGTGAAATGCAATAATGAAAAATCTATTTTGCGATTTCGCAAAAATAGATCACAATGTAAAGATTGTAATAATGAAATAAGAAGATTGAAATACAATAATGATAAAGAATATCGTATGAAAAAAAATCAACAAAGAAGATTTCAATATCATTCAGATGAAAAATGTCGTGAAAAACATCTTTCACAATGTAAAGAATATAAACGTAATAAAACAATTGAGCGACAAAAATTAAGAGCACAACAACAAGAAGCTATTGGAATCGATAACAAATTATGTAAATATTGCAAAGTTATCAAATCAAAAGAAAGATTTAGACACAATCGTTTAAAATGTAAAGATTGTGAAAGAGACGAACCAATATCTACCATAGTAAGATCAATTAGAAGCAGGATATTATCATGTTTAAAAAGAAAATATAAACATACGATAGAATATCTTGGCTGCAATTGTACGTTTTACCTTGATTGGATCTTAAATGTCGATACAAAATATACATTTGAAAACTATGGAAAGGAATGGCATATCGACCATGTAATTCCTTTGTCTAAATTTGATTTAACTGATGATGAACAACAGCTTATCGCTTTTAATTGGAGAAATACGATGCCTTTATCTGTGAAAGAAAATTTATCCAAAAATAATAAAATATTGCAATCACAAATTCAACAACATGTATCCAACTTATTAGAATATCATAAAAAAAATAATATAGAAATGCCTCAAAAATTTATTGATTTATTTGCGAAACACCTTGATGCGGGAAGTCCCTAAAGCCTTTCACTACCACTCACTACAGGAAACGTCTGTGAGGAACTCGGTTAATAGCCGATCCCAAAGGTAATAATGTGAAGGATAGATGGGTAATCCGCAGTGCTACTGTCTAAGTCCGTTATGGTAGGATACGACAGGCACTCAGAGACTGCTGAGGTGTTGGTGAACAATGAAGGACTAGCCATCCCGAGTTTGCTTAAGGTACAGTCCTTCCTCTTTGGAAACATAGAGGGTGCATTATATTTAGCCTGGTAAAAATAAATTAATATAAATACAAAATTTACCAGACCATATATGGTGCGAAAAGTTCGATGGAGACGAAATGAATTTGCACATGGCCCAGGACGTTGAATCCGAATCCGAATTAAGGAATTTGGCAGCCGTGCCATACCAACTAATTAGTCCAGCCAACAATTCGGCGATTATTGGTATATTCCAGGATTCAATGTTGGGTTGTTTCAGATTTACACGAGAAAATGTCAATTTTACAGCAAGAGATGCAATGAACTTATTAATGATGTTTAATCGTGTAAATGAAAAAGCCCTTTTTGAGAAGGGAAAAGATAAAAAAATATCAAGTTTTGAAATATTATCACAAATCATGCCCCCAATGTCGATCCAATATAAGACAAAGAGATTTGGCGATAATGATGATTTCACAAAATCAAATCAAGTGATTGAAATTAAAAACGGAAAATACATTCGTGGTCAATTGGATAAGAGCACATTAGGTGCAGGTACAAAAGGCCTTATTCAAAGAACATGTAATGATTTTGGAAACATGACAGCCTCTGATTTCATCGATGATTTACAAAATATTGTAACAGAATACATGAAATCGAGTGCTTATAGTGTAGGAATCAGTGATTTAATTTCGGATAATAAAACAAATCAATCCATTATCCAAGTCATTACAGAAAAGAAGAAAGATGTAAAAAAATTGATCGACCAAACACAAATCGGTATATTTGAAAATAACACAGGAAAAACAAATCAAGAAGAATTCGAAACCCAAGTAAATAATATTCTGAATCAAGCATCAGCAGAAGCAGGTAAAATTGGTTTAAAGAGTTTAAACAAAGATAATCGTTTTGTTATTATGGAAAATGCGGGTTCAAAAGGTAGTGAGCTCAACATCGCACAAATGATTTCATGTTTGGGACAACAAAACGTAGATGGTAAGCGTATTCCTTATGGTTTTGAACAAAGAACTTTGCCACATTTCACCAAATTCGACGATTCACCATTAGCAAGAGGATTTGTTGAAAGTTCATATATCAATGGTCTTTCACCACAAGAATTATTCTTCCATGCAATGGGTGGTAGAGTTGGTTTGATTGATACCGCGGTAAAATCAGTAACATGGGAAACACCTATTGTAATTATTGAAAATAAACAAGCAAAATATATTGAAATTGGTAAATGGATAGATCAACAATTAGAAGAAAATCCTAGAGAAATTCAACATTTCACAGAAAGACAAATGGAATTATTGAATATTAAGGAAGGAGATGTATTCATTCCAACTACCGATGAAAATGGGGTTGTTACATGGGGTGAAATAACAGCTATTACAAGACATGATCCTGGAACTGAATTGTACGAAATTAAGACAAAAGGCGGTAGAAATGTTATTGTTACAGAAAGTAAATCATTATTAATTTGGAATTCTGAAACAAAAAAATTGAAAGAAATGCCTACTCCTGAAATAAAAGTAGGTGATCGCGTTCCAGTAACCAACATGTTATGCGAACCGCCTATTATATTAAACGAGGTAAATATGCAAAATTATTTATCAAAAACAGAGTATGTTTATGGTACCGATTTTAATATTGCATTGAACAAAATGAAGGAAGATATGACAAACAAACAAAAAATACAAGCTGGATGGTGGGAAAAAAATAATGGTACTACATTCACTCTTCCATATTCAAAAAAATCATCCCTACAACGAACAAATATCCGTTCCAATATAAATGTTATTAAAGATGGTTACATTTATCCTTATCATGCTGCTAGAAAGAATATTTTATTCAAAGAAACATTTGAATTAAACGAAGAAAACGGAATTTTCATTGGTTTGTTTTTAGCAGAAGGGAATGCAAGTAAAACAACAGTAACAATTACAAATCTAAATGAAAATATAAGAGATTTTGTAAAACATTGGTTTGATAAACATAATATAGAATGGTCTGAAAGAGAAAGAATAAATAAAATTGGCGGAAAAACAAATACTATTCTTGGAAACTGTGCTTTATTATCCACATTTTTGAAAAAATGGCTAGGACATAAAGCAGAAAATAAATATGTTCCAAGTGAAGCATTTATTGCTAATGAAAATTTTATCAAGGGTTTATTAAACGGTTATTATTCAGGAGATGGATCTATTTCAAAAAATTCGATTGATGTTGGCTCCGCATCCAAACGTTTAATTGAAGGAATAAGTATGTTATGTTCTAGATTTGGAATTTTCGGAAAAGTTTCCATGTCTCAATTAAAACAAAATAATTTGGGAACCAAAAATATCAAACCAACATATAGATTCGCAATTCGTGCGCAATATGGAAAAATATTCGCAGAAAAAATAACATTATTGGAAAATAACAAAAATGAAAAACTAAAATGTATAGTTTGGAAAAATAATTCTAAATTATTTCAAACTTATAATGATGTATTATTAGATGAAATTACAGAAATTAATATTATTGGTGTAGAAAAACATCCAAAAGTATATGATTTAACTATTCCAAGTACATTAAATTTTGGATTAGCAAATGGTCTTCAAGTAAGAGATACTTCGACAACAGGATATATCCAAAGAAGAATCATCAAAGGTTTGGAAGATCTTATGGTAAATTATGATATGACCCTTCGTACAAACAAAGGTAAAATTGTACAATTTACCTATGGTGATGATGGTATTGATGCTGTTAAAATAGAAAATCAACAAATTCCAATTGTTGGAATGAGTATCCAAGAAATTTATGCTCACTATAATTTACCTGATGAATCAGCAAAGGCTAAAATCATTGGAAAAATCCTAATCAAAAACACCTATACCAGATATAAAAAACAACAAGAGGCATTCAACAAAAAGAATAAAGAATACACTGAAAGTATGATTCAATTGAGAAATGACATAATTCAATATGTATTCAAACACAAGGGTGATAACGTCGTAAATTGTCCAGTTGCATTTGCATATATTATTAATAATATCCAAGGACAACAAAATATTCAATCCAATTCATTGGTTGATATTACACCATTAGAAGCCTATGAAATGATAGAACAAAATTATGAGTTTATGGAACAAAATATGTATGTAAAACCGACAAAATTATTCAAGGCTTTGTATAATTATTATTTATCACCAAAAGATTTGTTATTTGTTAAGCGTTTCAATCGCTCAGCATTGACAATTTTATTGGAGACTATTTCACTAAGTTATAAACGATCCATAGTTGCACCTGGTGAAATGGTGGGAATGATTGCAGCACAAAGTATTGGAGAAGTATCAACCCAAATGAGCGAATGTGGTAACACACGACATAAAATTATTTGCAGGAATAAGCTCACAAATGATATTTCATTAAAATCGATCATTGTTGGAGAATTTTGCGATGATATTATCATGAAAAACCCAGATATGACATTTAACACCGGACATGAAAATAGTGTTGAAACATTATTAGACAATCTCGAGAATGAATATTATATTGTGGGTGTTTCAGAAGACGAAAAAACTAGTTGGAATAAAATTTCGCATATTAGCAGACATCCAGTAAATGGTCAAATGATGAAAGTAACTACAAGAAGTGGTAGAACAGTTGAAACAACAACAAGTCATTCTCATTTAGTCCGCGGTGAAAATCATAAGGTAGTTCCTATTGTAGGCGCAGATATGAAAGAAGGAATGAGAATTCCAGTATCCAGTCACATTGATGATAGTTTTATAAAAGATACAATTGAAATAAATAACCAAACATACAAACTCGATCATTTATTTGGATGGTTTGTTGGTGCATATTTAGCGGAAGGTAATTTAAATAAAAATTCGATTGCAATTACAAATATTTCAGAACATTACATTGAAAATACAAAGAAATTTGCAGAGCGATTTGGAAAAGAGTGTAATGTAAATAAATATCAAGGTGAATATGGAAAAGGCGTTACAACAAAATTTAATTCAAAAGAGATTGCAGAATTATTATTAACAACATGTGACACTGGAAGTTTCGTAAAACGTGTTCCTGATTTTGCATTTACAGCACCACAAGAGTTCAAAGCAGGTTTATTTCAAGGATATTTCGATGGCGATGGTAATTTTAATTGTGATAAAAATCATCATGAAATTCGTTGTTGCAGTAGAAGCGAACAATTAATAAAAGATTTAGCTCTCATATTAAATTATTTTAATATATTTGGAGTTTTAAAAGAAAATACTAGATTTGATAAACCACTATATCATTTAAATATTAGTCCAAAATATGCAAAGATTTACAAAGAAAAAATAGGTACAGTTTTACACCAAGAAAAATTGGATAGTTTAATAGAATACATTGAAAGAAATGACAAAGTATTTGTATCAGAACAAATTGATAAAATTAATGGATTAGAAGAAATAGTAGCATATTGCGGTAAAACATTACAAATACCAGAACAAAGCAGAATTTATGGACATTATAAAAGAAAAAATATTACAAGTATTGGACGTAGAACTTTGGAAAAATATTATCAAACTTTCAAGTCACATGAAAAAGCTCATTTAATAGAAAACGAACTTTGTATTCTTAAACAAGCAATAACATCCAACGTCGTGTGGGACGAAATTACTAAAATCGAATATTATACACCAGAGCAACAAAACTTCGTCTATGATTTTACTGTTCCAGGCAATCAAACTTTCATGACTGATTATGGTGTCATTGTCCATAATACTCTGAACACTTTTCATTTCGCTGGCGTTTCTTCTAAATCCAATGTAACACGTGGTGTTCCAAGAATCGAAGAAATTCTGTCATTATCGAGCGAACCAAAGAATCCATCACTCACCGTTTATTTGAACCGAGAAGATGAAACCGACAAGGAAAAAGCCAGTGCAATTATGTATATGATAGAACACACCAAATTAGAAGAAATAGTTGAATCCGTTGAAATATGTTTTGATCCAGATGATTTAAATACTTTAATCAACGAAGACAAAGCAACAGTAGAACAATATAGAAAATTCGAATCCATGATGGATGAATGCAACAACGTGTCTTTGATGGATGACACCAACGAAAAATCCAAATGGATTGTTAGAATGACCATGGATCCAAATGTAATGTTGGAGAAAAATATTACTATGGACGATGTGAATTTCACATTGAAAAATAGTTATGGTGATGAAATCAACTGTATATATTCGGACTACAACGACGATAAATTGATATTCAGAATTCGTATGAATAATGTATTAAAACAAGGTGCTAAGGGTAAAAAATCAGCCAATCCATTAGATCAATCGGATCACATTTATATATTGAAAAACTTCCAAGATCAATTATTACAAAACATAGTACTGCGTGGTATTAAAGGAATCAACAAAGTAATATTACGAAAGATTAAAGATAATGTGGTGGAAAATTCAGGTGTTTATAAAAAACAAGATATCTGGGTTTTGGATACAATAGGTACAAATATGATGGATATTTTAGCATTGGACTATATTGATCCAACCCGTACATTTAGTAATGATATTGTAGAAATATTCCATGTGTTAGGTATCGAAGCTGCAAGACAAGCCATTTATAATGAAATTGTAGATGTTATAGAATTTGATGGTACATATATTAATTCACATCATTTCAGTGTATTATGTGATAGAATGACAGCTACAAGTAAAATGATTTCAATCTTTAGACATGGTATTAATAATGATAATATTGGACCAATTGCAAAAGCATCGTTTGAAGAGACACCAGAGATGTTTTTGAAAGCGGCAAAACACGCCGAGTTGGATACAATGAAAGGTATTTCAGCGAATGTCATGATGGGTCAAGAAGGGTTTTATGGTACAAGTGTTTTCCAAGTAGTATTGGATCTCGATGAAATGATGAAACTAGAAGAAAGTATGAAATACGAACAAACGGAAGATGATAAAATGATAGAGGAAGCATTTGAAGAAATCGAAGAATCAGGTGATTCATGTAGTACAAAGAATCTAACAGTACAAAATAATGTAGTAAGTATTAAATACACCGATATGGGAGGGGACAACGATTATAACCCGGGATTCATGTAAATACCTCTAAAAACATAATATAAAAAATATAAAGACCTATTATGGTCTAAATATAACCAACAACACAATGCAAATATACATACAATCACAACCACATACAAAACCACATACAAAACCACATACAAAACCACATACAAAACCACATACAAAACCACAAAATTTAAAAATAACAAATTTATTATTATTTATATCGTTCATTTTTTTTATGATAAATTCAAAAAAAATATTCATGAAGTTTTATTGGGTGTGTGTTTGATATGTTCAATTATAATGTCACAATTGTTTTGGAACAATCCAAAAAAATATTCAATAGTTCATAAAGTAGATGCATATGTCGCCAAATTTTCTATTAGTTATTTTATAATATATACGTTACTGTGTAAAAATTTACAAATATCGCGGGTTTTATTTTATTCATATATAATTAGTTTATTTGGTATATTTTTCTCATTTTATATGAGCAATTATTATTCATCAAGAGAATGGTGTTGTTCAAACCACATTTATTGTCATGGAATATTACACATTTGTTGTTTTATAGCTTCCATTTACGCATTTTTATAACATATTTTTATATTCATGTATAATATAAAAATATGAATTTGTGCAACTACAAAAATATATTAGGAGAACCAGGTAAAGGTGCTCATTCTTATAAAATATTCAATATTTCGATTGTAGATGTACTTCTTACACTGATAGTTGCTTATATAATATCTTATATATTCAAAAAATCATTTTTTTGGATTAGTGTTATACTATTTTTATTAGGAATATTTCTACATAGATTGTTTTGTGTGAGAACAACACTAGATAAATTATTGTTCCCTAATGCACAATAATGCAAAATCGTTAAAAATACCTTGCTACATAACCTTACTCTTCTGCTATAATCAAGAGTGGTTTTTTTGCATTCGCACCAGTACCAGTTTTTTTCTCAGTATTCTGTCTTCTATTTACAATTTTTTTAATAGTATTTTTTTTTGTCCCAGACGATTTTTTTCTAAGAGCATTCACATTTTTGGGCGCGGTTACTTCGATAGATTTAGATGATGATGCAGATATATTTTCCTCATCTCTAACCTCAAGTTGTTCAGGCGTTTCATCCATTTCCAATTTTGGTTGCTTCTTTTTATAAACGGTGGTTTTTACTCGAGTAAAGTTTTTGATGTAGTTTTCCACACTATCATTACCAGAATCATGATCATCAACACTCGTCATCAAATCATTCCTACCTTCACAATCATTAAAATCTTTAATGGATATAAAAATGTTCTCACTGTGTTTTTTATTTACAATCAACTTATATACCGGAACAACATCATTAACAACACCAGGAATAACAATAAATGCAAATGCATCTCGAGTCTCATCATCAAACACCAACATATTATTCGACGTGTATTTAGTATCAAATAAAAATTTGGAAGAAATAAAAAAACTATTTATACGCATTTTTGTCAATAAAAGCCAATAATCGAGCGTCGTCAAATAATAACTTTCAGAAAACAACAAATCATGAAACG